GCGCCCACCTGATCGTGTCCTTGATCCCGTTCCAGACGCCGTAGATCGCGAGCTGCTGGTCGATCAGCTCGTTGTCCTCCGGCGCGACGCCCTTCAGCTCGACGCCCTTGCGGGTCATGTCCTCGGCCACCGCGTCGACCGCCCGCTGCACGATCCACGAGCCCCGGTACATCCACTCGCAGAGCGTCCGGTTCCTCGTGATCGGATTGAAGCCGTAGGTGCCGCCGCTCGGGTTGCCGACACCGCCGCCGCCGCCCCAGCCGAAGACGGTGCCTGGGCCGCTCGCGCCGCCGCCCAGCGGCCCGATGCCGACCCTGGACGCGAAGTTCTGGAAGCTGTCCCAGGTGCGGGTCGAGCCCGCCTGCACGCGGATCACAGGCTTGGCGGGAACGGGCAACTCAGCCATCGTGACGCCTCGAAGCTTCAGGCGGCCCTATACCATGCAGATCGAGCGCTTCACCCATGACGATCTCCACCGCGACGCCAAGGTCGACTGCGAGGGCTGCACGATCTGCTGCCACCACCAGCGCGTCGCCGTCTTCCCCGGCCTCGACCCCATCGAGCGCTACGACGTCGAGGAGATCGGCGCCGGCAACATCCAGAGCCCCAGCGGCAAGGACTTGGGTCCGATCCTGCTCCTGAAGCAGCGGCCGGACGGCTCGTGCATCCACCTGGGGCCGAAGGGCTGCGAGGTCTACGAGTTTCGGCCGCGCATCTGCCGCTCGTTCGACTGCGGGGCGTGGTTCCGCAGCAAGCCCCGCCCCGAGCGCCAGCACTACATCCGCAAGGACCCCACCATGCGCCCGCTGATCGAGCGCGGCCGGGTGATCTCGGCCCGGCAGATGGCCGCTCAGACGCCCCAGCGCATCGTGTAGAGCCGCCCCCGCTCGGCGTAGGCCTCCTTGAACGTCAGGCCCAGCAACGCGGCCGCCTCGCCGATCTCCTGCATCGTCACCGCCTTGATCAGGAGCTGCGCCGCCTCCTCGGGCGTATAGGTCGGCCGCTTTGGCCGCAGGCTCACCCGCAGGCGCGGGGCTGGCAGATCGGTGCGCGGCGGCCCAGGCATGCGACCGTTCAGCAAGCTGGCCTTGAAGCGCGCCATCCGGAAGTCGTCAGCCATAGTGCATCGGCATGCACCAACTGAGCACCAGGGCGGCGACGAGGATGCCAGCGCTGAAGATCAGCACCCAGAACCAACGCATGATGGCGCGCTCCCTCCTACGGCGCCTTCTTCTTAGCCGGTTCAGGAGGCTTCTTAAGTCGTGATCCGGGCTTCGGGACGGTGGGGCCAAGCTGGACATCCAGCCTGCCTATATCAACCTCGGCCTTGCGGTCGAAGCGGCGAAGCAGCGCATCCGGCCGCTTCGAGCCCTTACCCATTCCGAAACCCCGGCCGACGCCCGGCTGCTGCACGCTCTCCTTGCCCATCAGCTTCGCATCCACTGCTCCAGCGACGCCACGCAGGCCGGGCAGATCGTCTGATCCTCGGCCCAGCCGCCCTTGCGGTGCGGCAGCTCCAACATACGCCAGTTCGCGGGCCTGGGGTGCGGGTCGTCATCGCGCTGCGCGGTGTCCCTGATCCCGCAGCGGTCGCACGTCCAGAAGGCGCGGAACATCACAGGCGCAACCCCCTGGCCTCCAGCGCGCGCGCAAGCTCAGCGCGATGCTCCAGCGTCGTCAGCTCGTAGTTCTCCTGGGGGAACGGCGCCACCTGTCGGCCCTCCACGCCGACCAGCACGTAGCTGGTGTGCCCGCCCGCGTCGTCGGTCGGAGCGTGGCTCACCTCGATCCACCACTCGTCCTCGCCAACGCGCCGGTCGCGCATCTCCATCACGGCTCGTCCGCGAAGCGCGCGTCCCGCTTCATCTCCTCGGTGAAGGCGTTCAGCTCGTCGGCGATCAGGTTGAAGCGCCGAAGGTCGTCGTCGGTCGGCTCGCGGCCCTCGTCTATGATGGCGTTGAGGCTGGCGAACAGGTGCTGCGCGCCCGCCATGAAGGCGAGGCGCATCTCCCTGATCTGCACCGGCGGCGCACTGGGCGGGACCGCCGCCGCCCGAAGGCCGACCCAGCCCGCCTCGATCAGCCTGCCCTCGTCGGAGAGCTGCTTGGTCAGCGCGATCAGTCGCTCACGGGTCTCGCTCATCGGACGCCTTTCATCGCGGCGACGCGCACGTTCTCGCGCACCTGATCCCAGGTCGGCTTCCAGCCCCAGAGAGGATCGCGCCAGATCACCTGCGAGTACCGGAGGCCCTTCCAGATCGTCCAGACCTCGAAGCGCCCGATGTCCTCGTCGTAGCGCTCGTGCAGGACAAGCAGGCTCATTGCCGCTTGCCCCCGGCCGCCTCGCCGGACTGGACCGCCTCCTTGTTCAGCCGCTCCAGCGCCTCGTCCCATTGGTCCCTCGGCACCAGCATGTGCAGCGCAATGCCCACGATGTAGCTGAGCGACGCCATGATCATCGCCGCGTTCGCCTCGGTGTACGGGACGCCGCTCACAGTCTCGCTGATCGCCCTGTCCAAGCGGCTCACCAGCCTGACGCCCAGATCGACAGCCGTCTCCTCGGGCGAAGCGCTCATCTCAGCCCCAGCCGCCGCAGGATGCCACCGCCGAGCTGCACGGGCGCGGGCTTCGGCTTCACGTACTCGGCGAAGAAGCCGACGTGATCGCTCTGCGATCCGCCGACCCGCTTCCACTCGCAGTGGCACCACGACAAGCCCTGGATCAGCGGATACTCCTCCAAGAGGATGCCCGGCCCCTCGACCCGGCCGCACATATCGCAGAGGTTCGGCTTCGGGTCGGCGAACCCAGCCACGATGGCTCTGTCGCCCGGCCGGATCAGGTAGGGCACGCGCCCAGGCGTCAGGCCCCAGCCAACGATCCGCCCACGCACCGACGCCACCACGTCGCCCTTGCCGATGTCCGTCATGACCCGATCTCCACCCGCTTGACGCCCGCGTGCTTCAGCAGCAGCAGCGCGAAGCTGATCGCCAACTCCGGCGGCAGCGCGAGCCAGCCGACCGGCTTGGCGAAGTTGATGTGGACGAGACCGTCCAGCGGGTCTCTGGTGACGCCGAAGCGCAGCTCGCCCTCGTCGTCGGCGTTCAGTTGGCCCTGCGGGAACTTCCCGGTCGCGCCCAGCTTCGGCGTCTTCATCGCCCTCTCCCCAGGATCACCATCGCCAGCAGCAGCAGCGCCGCACTGACCACCGTCCAGAACGCCGCCGTCCCGCTCTCGCCCCGCCGGCGCTCGCGACGCTCCCGGCGCTCCCGGTTCCAACTCATATCATTTGCCCGCTGAAGTCACGCTTCGCCATATCAGACAAGCAAAGCCCCGGCCAGGGGGTCAACCCGACCGGGGCTCCGGTGACATTCAGCTACCGGCCAGGAACCGCGAGGCCCACCAGGGAGGAAAGCCGCGAGGCCCCTGGCCGGGTGTGTTTCGGAGACACCCCGCATCCTGGGGCTTCAGGGGGCGTTCAGGAGGGTCGTGCGTCACCTAGCACACGGCCCATCCTAAGCCCGGCAGCGCTTGGCCGTCTACTGGTCGGGCTTCAGCTCGGTGTCGATGATCACCCAGCGCCAGCCGATGCCCGGCACCCACGCCAGAACCAGCGCATCGCCCTGCACGGACGGCGGCAGCGGCGGCCACACCGTGCCCGGCGGCCCGGCGATGGGATGCTCCGGCGTCCCCGGAATGACCGGCACGCCCGGCCACACGCCCGGCGGCGGCTCGACGGGCCCACCGCCTACGGTCGGCGGCCAGACGCCTGGGAACTCAGGCGGCTGCGGCCACACTTGCGGCGGCGGCAGGATCGGGCCTCCACCCACTTCCGGCGGCTGACCCGGCAAGCCCTGGCCCGGATAGACGGGCGGCGGCCACACACTCGGCGGCTGGCCGCCTGGGGCAATCGGATGCGTCGGCGCGCCACCGCTGAGCGGCGTCACGAGCGCGAGAAACGGTTCGGCCATCTGGCTCTCCCATGAGGTAAACTGCGCCCCCTCTGTAGCTCAGTTACGTGACGGGAGCATCCTCGGAGACCCGCACATGCCCATCATCATCTTCTACATCCTCGTCGTGGTCGGCTTCATCTTCTGGTTCGCCGCCACCTTCCAGGGAGCGCCGTCATGGTGCGAGCGCGTCGCCAGAGGCTTCTTCCTGGCCGCCTCCATCGTCCTGGCCTGGGGCGCGCTCACCACCAAGTGAGCCGCCCGGCCCCTCGAACTTCAGCTCCGGCGCCTTGAGCTGCTCGATGCTCAGCTCGGGCGTGCCCGTGATCCCGTGGGCCGCCTCCAGCGCCTTCACGTCAGCGTCCGGATGCAGCTTGCGCCAGAGCACCCGCGAGCGCTCGTAGCGCTGCTGCTTGGCCGCGCACCACGCCAGCCACCGATCCCAGCGCATCATCGATCATCCGCCTCCCGCTCCAGGCTGGCCTTTTCCCGCTCAGCCAGCAGCCGCAGCCGCCAGCGCGCCCAGCGGCCGAGAGCCCAGACGACAAGGTAGACGCCGCCGATGCAGCCCGCGAGGCCAGCCCAGTCCGCCGCGCTCACCTCGGCGCTCCCAGCATCAGCGGACGCTTCGGGTCCTTGTAGTGCTCGATGAGCTGCGGCTGGATGATCTCGCTCACCGTCTCGCCGCTCGCCGTCATGGTCTGCGCCAGGAACTCGTCTTCGAGCGTGACGATCCCCACTTCGACGGCCTCCAGCTTCGCCTTGATCACCAGCAGCAGCGCCCGCCAGAGGCTTCGGCAGGCTTGGTCGTAGATGTTGGCGCGGCTCTGCGGCGACCGTGGCTGCATCCCGATGGCCCCCTTGCTGACCATCGTGAAGCGCTCCTCGTTCGGGTCCGGCATGCTCAGCGTGAAGCGGAACTGCCGCGTCTTCATGCGGAAGGCGATACGGACCTTGCGCCCATCCTCGACGTAGCCGAACGCATCCGCGCCGTAGCGCTTCAGGGTCTTCTCGATGTCGACGCGGGACTGCTCGATGGAGATGGCGGTGGTGGTCGCGTAGGGCATCAGGCGCGCTGCTCCGCATCGTTGCCGTTCTCGGCCTCCCAGCGCACGCACTGCCAGCCACCCTGCGCGAAGGTGGCGACGATCTGATCCTCGGTGATGTCGCGCTCGACGCTCCGCGCCGCCAGCGTCGCGCGCATGAAGATGTCCAGCGAGCCGTCCTCCCGCTTAAGCCAGCCGATGCCGTCATTGGGCCCGACGTCCCAGGTCTCCACATCGCTCGTGAGGGTCAGGATCGTCAGCGTCCCCGCGCCCGTCTGTTCGATCAGCATCTTCACGCCTTCCTGTAGACCGCCGTCGAGCGCGCATGCGACTTGCGCGCCTTCATCTTCCGCCGCTTGCCGGTGTTCACGATGAGCCCCTTCTGGATCGCCTGCATGATCAGCGCGCCCCAGGCGCCGGGATCGGTCGGGTTGGGCAGGCCAGCCCAGCGCAGCCGCCGCCCGATGTCCTCGGCCGTGCCAAGCTCGCCCGCCGGCAAGCCACGCATCATCCGAAGCGCGTCGCGCATCCACGTCCTGTTGTTGGTCGCGACCTTGTCCAGCGCCTCGTCGCGCGCGTCCTGGCCGCCCTCGAAGAGATCGCCCTCGTCGTCGCTCACGGGACGCCCCAGCCATCGCCCTTGATGTCGGCGTTCGTCGGGCTGTCTGGTTCACGTCGTGGCCGCTCACGGGCGACCAACTCGGCGAGGGCTCTGACGTGCAGCAGCGCTTTCTCCAGCGTGTCCCAGTCCGGCCCCGAGAGCAGCACGGCGACCGCGTAGTCGGGCCGGTCGTACTTGGGCCGTCCCCGCTTCTCCCGAAGCTGGTCGCTCAGCCTGTCCAGCGCGTCGCTCACGGCTCGTGCTCCAGCGGCAGCGGCGGCGGCTCCGGCAGCAAGTGGTCGCAGAGCGCGGCGTAGCTCAGCTCGATGCCCGCCAGCGAGTTGGCGATCCGGTTCAGCGAGATCAGCGCGAGCCGCATCATCTCCAGCCAGAGGCGCCCGTCCCGCGTCAGCACGCCGCTCGCACGCGCCGCCGTCATCAGCTCCTCGATCTCGCTGATCTGATCCACGAAGGCTTGGCCTTCATCGCCGTCGGATGTGGTCGCCATGCCCCTACAGTGGCCCGTGGAGCGCGATATCACAAGTGGCGCTAGGATAGCTCGTTTGGTTCGGTTGCAGGCTCTGGCGCCGCTCTTTCGACCCTCTGGCGCAGCCGCTCGGCGCGCGCCGCGCGCTTGGGCCCCACCGGCGCGCTCGCCGGAAGCGGCAGGCCCATCTGCTCGGCCACGTCGTTCGGGATCGAGAACGTCACCAGCGTGTTCAGCACCGGCGCAGGCTCGGGCGGCACCGGCGTCGTCGCCGGGTTCAGCTTCGGCAGCTTGTAGACCGGCCCGGCCGCATCGAGCGAGACGATCCAGAAGAACGGCTCGTCCGCCACGTAGAAGAGGTTCCAGCTCGAGATCGGGACGTGCGCCTCGCTGGCGTCGTTCGGGATGTAGCCGACCTCAGACATCCGGCGTCAGCTCTTCTTCGGAGAACGGCACGAACACCACCGCCATCATCAGCGGCTCGTGCGACGTGCCGGACTTGGTGCGGGTCGAGCGCCACAGGTGGCCGCCGTCGACGGCGACGCGCTCCAGCAAGTCGGTGTCGGTAGACCACATCTCCTCCCAGCCCTCATCGAGATGCTGCGTGTCAGCGGTGCTCATGATCCGGTCTCCCTTCGTTCGACAGACGTTCGCCCAAAGTGGGGTATCATACCCACTCTTGTGGATAACTCCCCTCAGAACCACCTCCGGCGGATCGGGACGAGCCTGCCCAGGCGCGAGACCACCGCTTGCAGCTCGATGGCGACCGGCGTCTTCGGCCCCTGCGGCTGGCCGTACTTCACGCCGTCAGGGCCTTCACCGCCCACATCACCGCGCGCTCCAGATCGGTGACCGCCAGCGCCCTGTAGCGGTCCTCGGACGGCAGGCCCTCCTTCCGCCTGACGATCTCCACCTGATCGAACAGCGCCTCAAGCTCGGTCGCCTTCGTCTTGATCGCGTCGTGCAGATTGCGCTCGTCCACGCTCAGCGCCCGGTAGCGCGGACGGAAGCGGCTCGTCGGCAGCTTCGGATCGGCGCTCTGGCGCGCGTCGGGCTCGCCCTCGTAGACGTGCGTCGCCCGCTCGGGCGGGCCGGGATAGAGCTTGTCGTCCGACACCATCGCCTCCTTCTCGTGAACCAGCCGGGTGATCACGCTGCGCGCCTGCTCCGGTGTCAAGCTGTCCAGGCGCTCTAGCATGCCATCGACGTGGACGTGGGTGATGGGCAGATCGTCAGGCAGGCTCATGCGGCTGTGTCGCGTCAGCCTCGGGCGGTTGGTAACCGCGCAGCTTCTTCTCCAGATCGAGACGGGTTGGGCAGTCGGGGTTCGCCTTGAACTCCGCTGTGATCTGCCGGTCATGCTTGATCTGCCTCGCGTGGCGATCCCTCTCCATCTTCCATTCTCCTGCGCGCAGCCTGACTGCCATTTCGTGGTCTCGGGGCGTCATTCGCCCCTCGCGGATGCGGATGTTCCTGCCTACGACGTGCAGGCGATCCTCCTCGAACATCTCAAGCTGCGTGCCCACCCCGCCTTGCAACTGCCTGCGGTCGTCGGCATCGACGCCGTCCGAAGCCTGCTGCGTGATGCCGACCACGAGCGTGCTGTCGGCTCTCATCTCCTCGGCGAGGCGCTCTTTGAGGATATTGTTGTCCGTCCGTCCGGTGGGGTTTTCCGCCTCAAGCTGGCGACGCAGCCTCTGGATGACGGCGGTCAGGCGCCGGTTCTTCATCTCTCGTCCTCCAGCAAGTCAGCCAGCTTGGCCAGATACGACGACACCTTGCGGCAGGCCTCGACACTCAGCCCCTCGACCGGCTCGTCGCCGATGATGGCAAGGGTTGCCTTCGGATCGTCATCGATCTGGCCATACGCCAGGATCGTCTCCAGGCAAGTCGAAGCGCTCCGCGCCCGCCGCTCACGCTCTTCCTCGACGCGCTTCGCTTCCGCGAGCCGTCCCTGGTATGCGCCCTCGGCTTCCAGCAGCGACATCGTCTGTTCGCGCACCTGGGTGGCCAGGTCGAACGCGCCTTCTGTCAGCCGCTGCAACCGACCTTCGACGCTCTCGTTCTGGTCGCGGACTTTCACAGCCTCGGCGTAGGCGTCGTTGAGCGTCCGCGTGCCTGCGAAGACGGCGGGGGCGACGGTCGGGGTCTCCTTGAGGACGAGGCGGGCCTTCGACAGTGTGACCTTGTTGACGCCCTCTTGGTTGTTTCCTGAGGAAACATCAGCGCGCTTCAGCTTCTCCGGCTCCGGGTAGACCATCGCGACGGACATCGCGCACTGACCCCTGGTCAAGTGCCGCCTTCGGATATTGTCCGACAGGATGCGCCGGAGCACGGCAGCTTCGTCGCCCTCGAAGGTCTCGAACCTGGGCTCGACCTCGGCGCGACGGCAGGCCTCCAGGCGATTGCGGCCATCGATCAGCAGCCCGTCGCGGTCGATCAGCAGCGGATGGTTGAGCCCGTTCTCGGCGATGTCGGCCGCCAGTTCGTCCAGCGCCTCGTCGTCCAGCATCGGGAAGAGGGCGGCGAAGGGATGGACGCCGTTGATCTGCGAGCCGTCAGCCATATCAACGTCCTTACGTCAGGCCGCCAACTTATACCAGACGCCGAGATCAGTGCCGACGTGGCCGTTGGCCAGCACCAGCGCGTCCCAGTCGTCGGGGCTTTCCCGGCCGCGCTTCTTGAGATCGGCCTTCGCCTCGATCTGGATTTGGCCCCGGCTGGTGAAGAAGTACTTGATGTCGCCTGCCTCTGCGGCGAGGTCGTCGTCGCCTGGATCGATGTCGATGTCGCCGTCGATGAAGCGCTGGCGCATCCCCCAGTTCAGCTCGGCGCGCAGGTTCAGGTAGCGCTCGGTCTGCTGGAAGCGCGGATCGTCCGGATCGAGGATCACGGTCGGCTGCTCGCCCACGTTCACCGGCACGATCTCGACATGCCGCAGCAGCTTGTAGGCATCCTTGCCCGCCTCGCTGTCGTCCAGGCCGTTCTGCAACTCCTTCAGCCGGTCGGTGACGCCGCCGCCAATGCCGGTGTCATCGACCTTGACCTTCGTCGCGCCGGTCTCGCGGATCGCCACGATCACCCGGCCGGTGGTCTGCATGGTGTCTTCCTTGCCCGAGCGGAAGACCCTGCGGAACCACGCACCGCGCCGCACGTAGGCGACGCTGTGATCGTCGCCGAAGCGCGCCACGTCCACGCCAAGCTCGCACTCGGTCGGATGCGGCGTGATCTCGCGGAGCTGCGCGGCGCTGATCGCGCTCAGCGGCACCAAGCCGTCCGTCGCCTGCTCGGGGAACTGGCCCAGCACCTTCGAGCGATAGATCGGGCTGTCCTCGCCCCACTTCTTCTTGCGCTCCTCGACCCAGATCGGCGAGACCAGCAGCGGACGCAGGAAGTCGGGCACCTCCTCGCCGGTGAAGTTCGGGCTCTCGAAGGCGTTCATCTTGATGACGTGCCAGCCCGAGCCCGGCTTGCAGACGTCGTGGAACTCGGTCGAGGGATCGTCCGGATTGCCGATGGCGAACATCCGCGAGTACTCGTTCGCCGCCATCGATGAGACCGCGTCCCACAGGCCTTTGGCAATGCCGCCCGCCTCGTCCAAGATCACCAGCACATACTTCTGGTGCAGCCCCTGGATCGAGGTCGGCGCGGTGTCTGAGGGCGAGCGGCCGAACGCCACAAGCTCTTGGTTCTCCAGCTTCCACTCGGTCTGGAGCATGCGCCCGATCAGGTTGCCCTGCCGATGGATGCGGTTCAGCTCGCGCCAGAGCAGCGCCCTCACCTGGGGCGCGGTCGGCGCCAGGGTCACCACGAAGGCCTCCCCAGGCTCGTGGCAGGCGATCCACCACGCCGTCAGGATCGCCGCCATGTAGGTCTTGCCCACGTCGTGGCAGCTCTGCACCGCCACCTGACGATTGTCGCGCACCGCCTCGGCCATCGTCTTCTGCGCCGACCAGAGGAAGCCGTAGAGGTGCTCGAACACGAAGCCGACCGGGTCGTGCTGATAGACCAGCAGCTTAGAGGTCTTCTCCCTCCGCCTCCGGTCCTGCTCCGCCCTCGCCGCCGCCAGCACTGCCTGCGCGCGCTGCAAAGTCAGCGAGCCGGTCGATGAAGTTGGATAGCTGAGCGTCACTGAGGCTCTCGAACCGAAGCGGGATGGCGCCGCCATCTTCGCCCGTGTGCCGCTGCGTTGTCACCCTCCCGAAGCGCTTCGGCTGCTTGTGCGCCGTCGTCCACTTGATCGCGTCGATGGCCACCCGCGCCGCGTTGGCGTCGATCTTCCCCTGCGAGGTCAGGTAGGTGATGCGCTCGGCTTTCTCGGCATCGCTGAGCGCGCTGTACTCCTTCGCGCGCAGGTACATGTCCGCGAACTCAGGGTGCGCGTCCATCCACTGGTAGACGGTGGACCGCCCCGGCATGTCGTCGTCATCGTTGCAGATCGTCCAGAGGTCTCTGCCCTGACGCAGGCGGCTGCACAGCTCTTCGGCTAGCTCTGGGGTGTAGGTGGTGGGCGCCCCTGGCCTACGCTTCTCGGCGAACGGATCGAACGGCTTCTTGGCCATGTGGGGCGAAAGAGCGGGGCGACGCCGGGAATGGAGCGCCGCCCCCAGTTTATCGCAGCACGCGGGGGTGCGCTGCTAGTCCTTGTCGGCGGCCTGGGCCTCTTCGGCCTCTTCGTGTTCGTCCGCCTCGTCGGCCTGGGCCTCGACCTTCTCGTCTTCGACCTTCGGCTCTTCGTGATGCTCGGCGTCGTGGGTGTCGCTCATGGTCGTCCTTCCTGCGTCACGGGTGCTGATCCGGCGCGCCTTGTCCTGCCTCAAGCGACGCTTGAGCGCGGCGTCCTCCAGCCTTCGCTGGTCTGGCGAGCGCCGATCCCCCATAGCCCAGGCCCCAAAGAGCCCCCGGCCGGTTGCGATGGGCCGGGAGCCAAGTTGGTCGATCAAGTCGTAGTCGGAACCTCCGACCGCCCCATGAAGACCGGCCGAAGGTCCAGCCACGCTCACGCTTTCTGATATCGTTGTCAAGCGCGCCGCCGCTGATGGACATCGTTCCAGTCGCCCTTGTCCTCGTCGGGCAGACGCACGATCACCCTGACCTTCTGGCCGCGCGCGACACGCCGCGCCAGATCGTAGGTCGCGCCCTCGCCGGTGTAGTAGGGCGGCCCGTCGCGGTCGCCGTAGATATGCAGCAGCCTGCACTCGGGCGGCGGCTCCCAGTTCGCCAGATGATGCGCGTCGAGCGCCGCCCAGGTCGGGATGCCAAACATCTTCGTGCAGCTCAGCGCGGTCTCGACGCCCTCGCTGACGCCCATCTCTTCGGCCACTGGAGCGAGGCGCACCGCCCCGCCCACCGGGAAGTCGCCCTTCGTGGTGATCTTGGCCTCCTCCAACGGCGCCTTGCGACCTTCGGGGGTCAGCAGCACTGTCTGGAGCTGTAGCGCTCGCAAGCCATCCGCGCTCAGCACGCGCGCGATCAGCGCGGACCATCGCGCCCCTGCCCACTCATATGTCCCCGCCCGCAACTCTCTCGGGTACGAGCCCTTCGTGTCGCAGCGGTAGTCGAGATATTGACCAGCAACAGACCCCGGCTCAATCGGCACCGTGTTCTTCCACATCCTGGCGCGGGCCAGTCGCCAGACCTCCGCATCTGTGGGCGTGCGTAGCGTCGGTGCTGTCATCGGTGCGATCCCTGCTGCCTTGATGATCTCCTCGACGGCGGTCCAGTAGTCACAGCCAAGCCTGTCCATCACCAGCTTGAGCGGCTTCCCGGCGCCGCAGTGCGTGCATATCCACGTCCCGGTGCCGTCCTTGTCATCGAAGCGGAACGAGGTCTTGGCGTCGCAGAGCGGGCAGGGGCCGTGCTTGTTTCGCAGCAGCGCGCCGTCGAAGCCTGCGGCGATGGGCAGGATGTCGCGCCAGCGCCCGTTCAGGGTGTCGAGATCAATGTGCTGCCTCACGGCGCTCCTTCTCCTTCGCCCGGCGGATGTTGCGGCTCTTGACCCACGAGCGCACGAAGGGCTCGATTTCGGTGGCTGGCGCGACCTCCCGAACGCGACTGTCGTTCGGCCAGACGCCGTACTTCTCCCTGTAGCTGTGCGCCCACCATCCCGGCTTGTAGCCAAGCTCGATCTCGAAGGCCTTGAGCCCGGCGGCCCAGGCGGCCTTCTCGGTCCACGGCGCCTCCTTGTTCGTCTTCTTGCGCGTCAGCTCGCTCAGCTCGCCGTCCTGCACCTCCACGTCGCGCGCCTGCGGCGTGGGCTCGAACCCGCACTCCAGGCAGCGCTTGGCGAACTTCGGCAGCAGCGCCGTGCAGTTCGGGTTGCTGCACTCGCGCGGCAGCGAGGGCTTCTTCTCGACCTCCTCCTTCCGGGGCGTGCCGTCGTGCAGGCGCGTGTGGTGGATTTCGTCGGGGAAGCCGAGCCGCAGGATCGAGTCCGAGTGGTCGAGGATCAGCAGCTCGTCCTTCGACGGATGCGTGCGAAGGCCCCGGCCCATGATCTGCACCAGCAGCATCTCGCTCTTCGTCGGCCGCGCCAGCACGATGCAGGCGATGGTCGGCCAGTCGATGCCCACCGTCAGCGTGGCGATGTTGCAGACCACCTCGACCTCGCCGCTGGCGAAGCCCTTCCTGATCTCCTCGCGCCGCCACTTCGGCGTGCCGCCGTCCTGATAGGCGACCCTGACGCCCGCGCCCGAGAACTGGCGGTGCAGCGAGAGGGCGTGCGCCCGGTCCACGCCGAACACCAGGGTCGGCATCCCCTTGCCACGCTGGAGCCACGTCGAGACCACGTCCGCCGTGATCGAGCCGCGCTGCATCGCCTCACTGAGCTGACCCTCCACGTAGTCCGGACCATGCGTGGTCGATGCCGTCTTGACGCCGCTGAGATCGGGATGGCTGGGCGCGAACACCCTGAACTTGCATAGGCGGCCGACACGGATCAGGTCCGCCGTCGTCGCCGAGACGATCAGGGCGTTGAACCAGCGGCCCAGTCCGTTCGACCAGGGCGTTGCCGAGAGCCCGATCACCGGCGTCTCCAGCCAGTCCTCGATGATCCGCTTGATCACGAGAAACTGCTCGTGGCACTCGTCCACCAGGATCAGGTCCGGCCGCCGCAGCTTGTCGAGCTTCAGGCCCATCAGCGTCTTCACGCTGACCACCTGAACCGGCTGGGCGTAGTCGGTCATCTGGTGAGACGCCTGCATGACACCGACGCAGCCCCGAACGCCCTCCTCCCAGAGCATCCGCACCGTCTGGTCGATCAGGTCGATGCGCGGGACCGTGATCCAGACCCGCCGACCCCTCTCCAGCGCGCTCTCCACGATCTTCGCCGCCAGGACGCCCTTGCCGTAGCCCGTGGGCGCCATCAGCACCGGCCGCGTCCGCTTCTCGCTCAAGGCGAGCCGAAGCTTGTCCATCGCCACCTGCTGGTAACCGTAGAGGGCCCGCATGGCTCAGCTTGCCTCGCCCCTAGCACTCTTCCTGAGAGACCCAGACAAACCGCTGGCCAATGGACAGACATCCTGGCCTTGAGAGGTTGTCCTCCACGCATGTCGGGCATGAGGGTTCGTTCGAGCGCCCATCCTGGGTCCCTCGCTGTCTGTCGCTTTTTCAGGGGAAGCTGGCGATGTACCCAGCGCGGCCTAGGCCTCGGCGCGCGCCTCGAAATGCGAGCAGCCGACTACGGCGGCCGGGGCTCTCCGGACGATGCGTCGGCGGACAATCTGTGGATAGCCTGTGCGAAAAGTGAGGAGAGGCCCTCTTGACCCGGTCCCGTTTCGCTGTCTAGGCTTGGTGTCACGTTGGTCTCGTCGCTGTCACAGGCGATATCAACTAGGCGGTGCCGGGGTCGGTTCAGGACCCCGCCCGCCGCTCAACTTCCCCCCGAAACAGCAGCTCGCGCAAGCCCCCTTGCGATCACGATTTGCGACAACAGGCTGAGCCGCCGTGCGCGCGCCAGGAGCCTTGCTGCGCAGCACGGGTACGAGGACACCAGCGCCCCGCCCCTCGTAGATTGGTCTAATACCTACTTGATATCAAACCGTGTCGCTGCCATATGTGATTTATGTCAGACGAACACACCTACGAACACAATCGCGTGTGCGCCCAGTGCGGCAAGCCGATCCCCGACGAGCGCGCCAAGCGCGTCCTCTACTGCGACAAGGTCTGCAAGCGGGCCTTCCACAACGTCAGCCAGTGTCGCGGCCAGGAGATCATGGCGTTCCTCGAAGCGCAGCGCAGGCACTGCCGCGCCAAGTCGGGCAAGAACTCGGAGCACTACGAAATCCAGAAGTTCGCGCGCCAGCAAGTTGCCGAGCTTCTCGCCGACTACCTGCGGGCGGACAAGCTCAGCGGCCGGGACGCCAGCCTGATCGTGAGGGCGCGGATGGAAGAGGGCGTGCTGGTCATGGACAAGCGCCGCCGCCAGGATCGGCCGCAGCTCAGCTCGAAGCCCTGGTTCATGGAGAAGGAGCAGAGCGCATGAGCAGGGAGAAGCCCATCGCGTGGCTGATCCGCGAGGACTTCGGCGTCAACCGCCCGCGCGTGATGGCGGGCAAGATGTACGTCAGCGAGGACGCGGCCAGGGCGGCGGCGGTGCGGCTGACCAACCGGCACCGGCTCTGCACCGCGTTCCCGGTGTTCAACCCGACGCCCAAGCAGTTGGGGTGGGTCACATGAAGGGCTGGGCCGTCGCCGAGGCCCAGCACGGGATCGTCGTCAACTCGGTGGCCGACAGCCGGCGCAGCGCCATCGTCAACTGGTTCGCCGTCAGCGGGCCGCGCGTGGTGACGCTCGACTCGGCGACCGACGAACAGATCGAGGGGGTGTGGCGCAGGCTCGCGCCGCGCTATGGGGCAGAGGTCATCGAGGTCGAGGTCACCCCATGCCACCTGAACTGAACGCGGCGATCCGTGGCATCCCGATGCCGGAGCTGATGCAGAAGCTGCCCGTCGATGAGCGCGGCTTCCCGGTCCCGTGGTTCGTGGCGTGGTTCGGGGACAAGCCCGACTTCCGGGTCGCGGACGAGCGCAAGTGGTTCGTGGCGATCAAGAAGGACCGCTGCTGGCTCTGCGGTGGGCCGCTGGGCAGGCTCAAGGTCTCGGTGATCGGGCCGATGTGTACGATCAGCCGCTCGACCGCCGAGCCGCCGTGCCACCCAGGCTGCGCCCGCTACGCGGTGATGACCTGTCCGTTCATGACCAAGCCCCGGATGCGCCGCAACGAGAAGGACTTGCCCGAGGAGCGCCAGCCGCCGGGCGGCGTGATGATCGAGCGGAACCCCGGCGTGATCGCGCTCTGGGCCTCGCTGCGGATGAGCAAGATGTTCGACGCGGGCGACAAACGCCTGCTGCTGGAGGTCGGCTCGCCCCACTACGTCGAGTGGTACAGCCAGGGCAGGCTCGCGACGCGCAAGGAGTGCATGGAGGCGATCCAGTCAGGCCTGCCGCTGCTGCGCGCCGAGGCCGAGCGCGATGGCGACGAAGGGATCGCGGCGCTCGGGCGGATGACGCTTGAGACGATCTCAATGCTGCCGGGAACCTGAGATGGCGTTCACCACCCCCGAGCTGATCCGCGAGATCAGGCGCGAGCTGAAGCAGCGCGAGCGGGTTTACCCCAGGCTGGTCGCCCAGCACACGCTGAGCCAACAGCTCGCCGACGAGCAGATCGCCAAGATGCAAGCGGTGCTGGCGATCCTGCTCAAGCTGGACGAGGCCGAGCGGCTGATATGAAGCTGGTCTGGGTCTACCGCGCGCCGGGCGGCTGGAGCATCCGGCGTCAGTCCGATGGCGCGTATCTGCTGAGACGGGATAGCCGCTACGGCGCGCTCACCACCGAGCTGAAGAGCCTGCCGGCCGCTAAGCTGGAGGCGCAGCGCATCGCCGATCAGGAAGACCCCGAGGATGCGCGGAAGCGGCGTCGGGCTCGGGCTTGGCGCCCCCGCAAAGCGAGGCCGTGATGGGACGCAAGGTGCATCGGGGCGTGATGATCGAGCATGAGCCGCCGCTGATGCGGCGCGAGGACAAGAAGCCGCCGCCGCCCGGCGACCGCGTGCTGAAGGGCAAGGACGGCTCGAAGTACTTCATCGACGGCGCGTCGGGGCGCGTGACGAAACTGAGCTAGAGCCAGCTATCCTTGATCGACTTGCCGCTCACCATGATCACCGGCGCTCGGTAGGCCCGGCCCATGTGAAAGGCGCAGTAGTTGGCGATGCCGCAGGGTCGGCCGCAGAAGCCGAAGCCCGGCATGCTCGGCGTGCCGATGGGCCACTTGCAGACGCCGCGCCGCAAGCTCTCGACGCTGGCGATGGTGGGCGTCAGCTCCGGCGCCAGCGGCTGGAGGAGCTTGCCGGACAACTCAGCCTCGCAACTTGAACGCTGGCCGGAACTGCATCGCCGCCTCCGGGGCCAACAATCGAAGAGTGGAGAGCCATACGCCGAAAGCATCGGCCTCGTCGTGGTAAGAGATGGTGAGCCCGTACTGCTGCGCCGCCGCCACCATCTCGGGCTTCGAGGCACGCCCGCCGCCGGTCAGCGCGATCTTCACCTGTTGGGGCGACACGCGGCGGCAGGGCATCTTCTGCTCGCGGCAGACGAGGCCGGTGATCGCCTGGAGGCCGAAGGTGATCTCCACCGACGCATGGCTGGTGAAGCGCGCCAGGACCGGGCGCTCCCAGACGATGAGGGTCGGGTGGAAGTCGCGGACGACGCCGGTCAGCCAGTGGTGGTGCGCCTCGAAGAACGGCTCAAGCTCGGCGCCGCCGCCGCGATGCGGGTTCTGCCGCGAACCCACGGCTGGGAGGCGGCTTCCGTCGCCGACACACCAACCTGTTCGAGTACCATGATCCAATGCGAGCAGTCTCAAGCGACCCTCGCGAACTCCCGGTGATGCTCCTGCGCGGCGGCGACATAGGCCGCGTGCGCCGCTTCAGCGGTCTTGAAGTAGCCGAGCCAGAGACGCTTGCCGGGAGCGATCCGTATCTGGGCCTGATAGACGCCGCGCCACGCGACGAAGGTCACGCCCTTGAAGCCCGACGTATTGCCGGGCATGCGGCCCTTGTTCTGACCGTTCTGCGACTTGGTCGCCTCGCGCAGGTTGGCCCAGCGGTTGTTGAGCGTGTCGGCGTCGTCGTGATCGGCCTCCGGGTCCGGCCACCGTCCCGTCATGTAGAAGAACGCCAGCCGGTGGGCACGATACTGGCGCCCATCGATACCGATCACCCAGTAGGTCTGGTTGTGGCCGCGCCAGAGGCCGCCTGCCTCGCAGCCACGCAGGCCCGGCTGCCCCCGCAGCCATGTGAACACGCCCGTCTCCGGGTCGTAGTGCAGCAGCCGCTTCAGCCGAACCTGCGTGAGGCCCGTCACGACACCGGACGGAGCTTGGTGGCGTTCGCTTCCTGGCTACGGTTCCATCCTGACATCCAGTCGGTCATGCGCTCGGGCGGGCAATCGGATGGCGGCTTGCCGACCGCGCCCTTGCCGGTGGTGCCTGCCAGGAACCCACGCAGCTCCCAGTCGGCTCTGGCGCGCTCGGTCGGTTCCATCTCGGGGAACAGCTCGATCTGCGCCTCTTCGGGCCGCTTCGGCAGCAGCTCGGCCAAGTCCATGTAGCGCAGCAAGGTCTCGATGAAGTCCCTGATCTCCTGCGGCTCCCAGGTCAGCATCTCCATGATCTGGTCGGCGTGCTGCAACTCGATGCCCGCCGCCTTGGCCTCCTTGCGGATTTTCTTGCGGTCGGCGAGCGAGAGGTCGCGCTTGCCGTCCGCCTCGATCATCCGCTTCAGGTGACGGCGGAAGACGTCCTGCGTGATCCCGTTGGTGTCGTCGCCCATCGGCAGCTCGCGGTCGTCTTCGCTCAGCTCTCTGGCCATGTCGCTCTCCGGGTTTGGCCCCCGCGCAATGTCGCGCCGCAGCCGGGCGCCGTCCACGCATCAAGGGCACGGCTCCACAGTTTATTTTGATATCGTCATTGACAGAAGTGATGTCACAAACCTATGTGATCGCACATGAGCAGCGGAGCACCGATGTGAGCGACGAGAGCGAGCCGACCTTCAAGGACACGCCCGAACAGGTGGACCCGATCCGCCACGCGGGCCGCACCATCATCATCACGAAGACGGGCGAGCGCGCCCTGCTGATCGGCGGCACCGGCAGGCCCGGCTGGGTGGCGGCCTCGACCGAGTTCAGCAGACACATCATGCGCCACTACGCGGTGGAGGACGTGACGCTGGCGCCGGCCCGCGAGTACGGGCGCAAGGGCTACGATCTGAGGGAAGACCTCACCCCGATCATGACCGGCCTGACGGCGGTGCCGAACTTCAAGCCCCACGAGGGCGACCCACTGGACTTCCTGAACGGCCTGACGCTGGGCGGCCAGTGGACGGCGCCCAACGCGGGCTACGCCAAGGTCTACCACGAGGGCCAGGAGCACAGCGGCTGGGCGAAGTACTTCCTCCGCACGACGCAGGGCGGCCAGTTCGACGGCACCGGCGACGTGATCATCTACGCCTCGCCGCGCTGGTCGAAGGACGCGGCGGGCAAGCAGATCAAGAGCGGCGGCGCGATCATCGGCCACTTCGCGATCTGCAAGCACGAGAAGGTCGAACACGCGGGTGCGAACCATCGGCGCGGCTGGCATCCTGGCCATTGTTCCAAGTGCGGTCTCGACCTGACCGTGGACAGCGGAGACTGAAATGCCCAGACCGACTGCCGCCGAGCGCGACAAGCACCTCACCCGCGAGGAGCGCGAGTTCCGCAAGAAGCGGGCCGAGCTGGAGGCCTACCAAGACCTCCGCGACGACGTGATCACCCTGGTCGCCAACTCGAACTTCACCTTCGAGGCGATCCACGCCGCCTGCGGGCCGCACCCCTCGACGCTGAAGAAGTGGGACGCCAAGGATGTCGACAAGCCGCAGCTCGGCAAGATGCGCTCGACGCTGCGGATCATCGGCTACGACATCGGCATCATCGAGCGCGGCGCGTCGAACGTCGTGGCGCTGCGGAGGGAGAGCGCAGCGTGAAGGTCCGCGAGATGCGCCAGTTCACGCTGCGGATGCCGCCCGACATCCGCATCTGGCTGGAGCTTCAGCGGCAGAAGCTCGGCAAGCGCTCGCTCAACGCCACCGTCGTCACGCTGCTTGAAACAGTCAGGAAGCAGGAGAAAGCAGCGTGACGCGGAAGGCGACCCTGGCCGAGCGACGCCGGACGTGTCCGGCCTGCGGCGGGACCTTCTACGCGGCGAAGCCGTCGAGCAAGCAGTGCTACTGCGGCCACAAGTGCGCGTTCATCGTCATCGGCGAGACCGTGCGCGCGGCGGCGAACGCGCCCGAGGTGCGGGCGAGGATGGCTGACGCCCGGCGCGGCCGAGGCAGCTACGCCTACGTCAAGCGTGGCGGTCGGCACGAACACCGCGTCGAGGCTGAGCAGAGCCTTCGGCGGCCACTCCTGGCCAACGAGATCGTGACCATCAACCGAACTGTCTATCCGAACCGGAGGGCCTACGTGCGCGCCGAAGGGTTCGTCCGAAGGGAAAATCAATGAAAATCATACATTTAGTTGCGGAGAACGTGAAGCGGCTCGTCGCCGTGGACATCACGCCCGAGGGCCATGTGATTGAGATCACAGGCGAAAATGGAAGTGGGAAGACCAGCGTCCTCGACGCGATCTTCTGGGCCATCGCGGGCGAGCGGCCAATCCAGAGCCACCCGATCCACGATGGCGAAGAGAAGGCGCGCATCCGGCTCGACCTGGGCGAGTTCATCGTGACGCGCCGCTTCGACGCCGTGGCGGGCGGCGGCTTCACCACCAGCGTGAAGGTCGAGAACGCGGACGGCGCCAGGGTCGCCAAGCCGCAGACCATGTTGGACAGCCTGATCGGCGCCCTGGCGTTCGACCCGCTCGCCTTCGCGCGCTCGAAGCCGGCGGATCAGTTCGAGGAGCTGAAGCGGCTGACCGGGCTCGACTTCAACGCGCTGGAGGCGGCGAACAAGGCCGACTTCGAGACCCGCACCGGCGTGAGTCGGTTGATCCGCGAGTATCAGGCGCTGCTGAGCAGCATGCCGCCGGTCGAGGCGCCCGGCGCGCCGGTGGACGAGGAAGCCCTGGTCACCGCGCTGCGCGATGCAGGGCCGCACAATACCGACATCCAGGCGCGCAAGCAGCGCCGTGACACCGCCGAGGCGCGCATCGTGGCCATCGATCAGGAGATGACCAAGCTGCTTCAGGAGAAGACCGACCTAAGACAGCGCCTCGACAACGCCGGGCCGCTGGCCGCGCTGATCGACACCAACGCCATCGTGGAGAAGCTGAGCGCAGCGAGGGAGGGCAACCGGCTGATCGCCAAGGCCAAGGAGCGCGCCGACATGGTCGCCAAGATCGCCAGCGTCGAGCAGCAGGCCCAGGCGCTGACGGCGGGGATCGAGGAGCGCGAGCGCGAGAAGCGCAGGATGATCGCGGGCGCCGAGATGCCCATCGAGGGCCTCTCCTTCGGCGACGGGATCGTGACGCTCGGCGGCCAGCCGTTCGATCAGGCCAGCGATGCCGAGCAGCTCCAGGCGTCGGTCGCCATCGCGGCGGCGATGAACCCGAAGCTGCGGGTGATCCGGGTGCGCGACGGCTCGCTCTTGGACGACACCTCGATGAGCGCCCTGGCCGATTTCGCCGCCCAGCGCGACTATCAGGTCTGGATCGAGGTGGTCGATAGCGACCGGCCCGGCGCCATCATCATCGAGGCGGGCAAGGTCGCGGGCGTGGTCGGAGACGACGGCGGCCCCCAGCGTGTCCCGCCTGCGGAGCGCGGCAGGGCTTCGTCGGCATCTGCGAACGGTGCGCCCGAGGCTTCGCAGGCGAGCGCGGGCTCTACCCAGCCGACGTCCGCGCCGCCGTCGAGCGCTGGCGATCCCGATGAACTGGATTTCTGAAATGACCGAGCTTTCGGATGACGACGCCAAGGCGCTGCTGGTCGCGGCCAACTCGATCACCGGCGCGCTGATGGACGTGGCGCAGTGGCTCCAGCCGGAGGCGGTGGCCGCCACCTCCATGACGCTGGCGGAGACGGTTCTCGCCAAGGTCATCGCGGGCGCAGCCACCATGTCGGATCACTCGCTGGACGAGATCATCGAGCGCTGCCACGAGCACATGACGGTGCTGGCGAAGTACTACTACCTCAAGCTGAGCGAGGAGCGGGTATGACCGCTGACGAGATCGACATGGCCGCCGTGCGCGAGTGCCAAGCGGTCGCCAGCATGGCCGCCGAGCACACCAGTCCCGAGAACCCCGGCGCGACCGCGCTGGCGATCATGATCAGCGCCTATTCGCTCGCCCTCGCCGAGTACATGAAGGCTGGCGTGATGACCCTGGAGCAGGCGCTGAGCGGCGTGCGGAGGGACTTCGACATCATCGAGAGCGAGCTGCGGAAGGTGACGCCATGAGCTTCCTAGTCGCGAAGTGGGAGGGCGTGGTGCCCGAGCCGGGCCTCTACCTGGGCACGCCCGAAGAGCGCTACCACGACGACCCGACGCCCGAGCCCTCGCTGAGCGCATCTGTCGCCAAGATCGCCTTCGAGAAGGCGCTGTCGAAGGCCCAGGCGGCTCACCCCCGGCTGCGCCTGCCGGACTATCCGGAGGACGAGACCGGCGAGGAGGAGCGCTCGCCGATGTGGTATCAGGACGTCGGCTCGGCGGTTCACTCGCTGTCGCTGCGCGCTGGCCAGCAAGTCGAGTGCGCGCCCTACCAGAACTGGCGCTCCAAGGACGCCCAGCAGTACCGCGCCGAGTGCCGCAACGCCCGCCGCATCACGCTGATCCCACGCTACTACGACATGGCCATGCGGATGGCGGCCAAGCTCCAGCCCAGGCTGATCGACCTGATGGGCTCGGACTTCGCCGCCGAGGCGATGGCCGCCTCGCGCGACACGAAATACGGCTACTGGGTCCGCTCCCTGCTCGACGGGACCTCGGTCGATCTGCGGCAGATCGTGGAGCTGAAGACCACCGCCCAGGACGCCAGCCCGGCCGCTGCCGGCCGCACCGTCAACCGCAACGGCAACGTCTTCCAGAGCCAGTTCTATTTGAGAAACCTCGACAACCTTGATCCCGGCGGCATGGGCAAGCGCCGCTTCAACTGGATTTTTCAGGAGTTCTCGTACCCCCACGAGATCGCCATCCTCCACCCCGATCCGGCGCTGTCGAGCGCGGGCGACACCAAGGTCGAGGCGGCGATGTTCCTGTGGTCGAAGGCGCTGAAGAGTGGCCAGTGGCCCGGCTATCCGAAGGAGAGCCAGTCGGTCGGGCCCGAGCCCTGGATGCTCCGCGATCTGGAGGAGCGGATGATGATGGACGAGGAGCTTCAGGATGCCTTCTGAGATCAACTGGTACGACCCGCAGAAGCAGCTCCCGCACGACGGCGAGGAATGTCTGATCATGCCGCACAGCCGTGGCGGCCTCATCACGGCCGGCGTCTTCGGCCCGATCAGATGGAAAGCCAACATGAACGGCACGGGCCTATGGCTCGATATCTTCCGCGATCCCGAGGCTGGGACGATGATCTCGCCGATGGACGTGGGCTGCTGGACGCTGTGGGACCCCATCGCCCCGCCCGAGGGCCTGCCGACGCCGAGGGAGCTGTAAGATGTCTGACTGGGAAGCGACGCCCGCCAAGCGCGAGCATGTGCCGCTGCTGGTCGGCATCTTCGGACCCTCGGGTGGCGGCAAGACTTACAGCGCGTTGCGTCTCGCCAAGGGCATCCAGAGCGTGGTCGGCGGCGAGGTCTACGGCGTCGACACCGAGAGCCGCCGGATGCTGCACTATGCCGACGATCCCGACCTGACCCGCGACGGCTGGTCGTTCAAGCACGTCGAGTTCAAGGCGCCGTTCGGCAGCTTGCGCTACCTCGAAGTGCTGCGCTGGTGCGTCGACCAGGGCGCCAAGACCGTCATCATCGACAGCATGTCTCACGAGCACGGCGGCGAGGGCGGCTACCTCGATGAGCACGACAAGGACTTGGACAGGTTCGGCGGCGCCGACGAGCGCAAGCGCGAGCGCAACAACATGCGCGCCTGGATCAGGCCCGCGACCGAGCGCAAGAAGCTGATCCGGGGCCTCTTGCAGCTCGACGCGAACTTCATCTTCACCTTCAGGGCCAAGGAGACCGTCAAGCCGGACGGCGGCGGCGGCGTCACCGAGATGGGTTTTGTCCCCGAGGCCGGGGACGCATTTTTGTACGAAATGACCGTCTGCTGTCTCTTGATGCCGGTCGCGGGCGGCGTGCCGACTTGGACATCGAAGATGCCCGGCGAGGCGCAGATGATCAAACCGGCCAAGCAGTTCATCGATCTCTTCGCCGGTGTTCGCCGCCCGCTCGATGAGAAGCACGGCGCCGGGCTCGCGCTCTGGGCCAGGGGCACGTCACCGAGCCCCCAGCCCGCAACGCCTGCACCGGACGCTACGCCCCCTGCCGCAGGCCCAGCCCCCACCGCTCCTGTGGAGACTGTCTCCGAGCCTGGAACGGAAGCTGGTACGCCGCCTACTGGCGCCGCAACTTCGGAGCAGCCCGCTGACTGGGACCACGAGGCCTGGGCGAAGGCGTTCAACGAGTTCCTGCGTGCGGTGACGACCGTCGCCGACTTCGACGCGCTCTGGCAGGACCCGTCCAATCAGGCCCTGCGCGCTCAGCTCAAGACCCGCGATGCGTCACTGGCCAAGAGCCTGCACGCGGCCAGTACGTCGATCCGCAAGGCGCTGCGCTCGAAGGAGACGGCGAGGGAAGAGTTCTGATGCCGAGCGCCGACACCCCAGGCGTCCCGCCGAAGGACGTGCCGCGTCCCGACGAAGACCTCCATACGTGCGCCATCATGCTCGACCCAGGCTCGCCGCATCAGGACGACCCACCCGTCACCATCGTCATCTACCCGCTCGACTACGCCGCCGGTGGCCGCATCTTCAAATGGCTCCAGGGCCAGATGGCGCTCGCCAGGGAGGCACACGGTGGCTAGCTCGACCTTCTACCGGCATGACATCCCCGAGCGGGCGACGCATCTGGTGCGCGGCTACATCGGGCGGGCGCTCCTGGCCGAGGTCTGGGCGCAGGGCTGGGGCACGGTCGAGACCGAGATCGAGGTGTTCAAGAGCCAGGAACACTGCGACCGGATCGAGGTGCAGTGGCTGGGCAACCCCTACGCCAGCGGGCCGCTGCGTGCGCGCGGTCACGTCGAGACGGTGTGGACCCGTGGCTGAGCCGCCCACCCCCCAGGAAGTCCGCAGCGCGGTGGAGCAACGCTACTACGTGCAGCCCAGCGGCATTGGCTGGCAGGTACGGGACAACGAGACTCAGCGGGTTGTCGAGCGCGACGGCTCGCTGTTGATCTTCAAGACGCAGAGCGCAGCCAACCGCGCGCGTCGTGCGATGCTCCACCCGGATGCCTTGCGTCAGCGGGAGCCCAAGCCGTGACCCCCACCCCCGAGGAGGTCCGCAGCGCGGTGATCGGCTTGCAGGCGTTCTGCGATGACCCCATCAACTCGAACCTGATGTTCGCCGTCGCTCGGGCAAAAGCCGTCCTCGCCGCCCACGCCCAGCAGCAGGCCATGCTGAAGGAGCTTCTCGGAACCGCCGAAGCCATCAACGGATCGCTCGACCACTGTGAGGAACAGCAGCGCCCTTGGGAAGACAAGCAGCCGGAGCCGCTCATCTTTGCGAAGGTGCGCGAGATGCTGAAGCCATGATCCTGCGGACGTGCGGCGACTGCCGCCACCTCGACCCGGCCACGGTCCCCACCCAGTCGGCCCGCAAGGTTCGGTACTGCACCAAGCGCTGCACCTGGGAGTACGAGGCGACGCCGCGCGGCGAGTTCGAGAGCGAGTGGTGGTGCTCCTTCTGGGAAGCCATTGCGCCCGGCCGCGTGAGTGCATAGATATCTTGTGAAGGTCCGGATGGACCGCAGAGATATCCAACATGATGAAGCAAGTTGACGGCAACGCCCTGCGGGACTGGGTGCAAGTCGCCCCGGAGCAGGAAGGCGACGAGCCCCACTACGTCCGCGCCGAGCGCGATGAGCCGGTCGAGGCCCACCTTCAGGTGCGGCCCCAGTTCGTCGGCGACCTCCTGAAGCGGGTCGCGAAGTTCCAGAAGATCGCCGCCCGGCACGGCCAGGAGGTCAGCGCCAGGAAGATCGGCGAGGTCATGGCGCCTCACCCGGTCTTCGGCAAGAAGCGCCCCCAGCGGCGCGAGGTCTGGGCGGTGGTGGTCCCCCCGATGGTCGGGGTGAAGGGCCGGATCGTGGGCCACTTCGAGCAGGCCGAGGACCGCAAGAGCCAGTACGTCCACGTCTTCCACGAGGCCGAGCGGGCCGCCTGCGAGGCGCTCCTGCCCCGCGCTGGCCAGTGCGACCACTGCCACAAGCAGCGGGCGCGGGTGAAGTCCTTCGTGGTCGAGCATGAGGGCGAGGTCAAGCTGGTCGGCTCGAACTGCCTGATGGACTTCCTGGGCGTCGATCCCGGCTGGGCCCTGGCGGCGGCCGAGTGGTTCGAGGCGGCCGAGCGCAGCGAGAGCGAGGGCGGCTGGGGCGGCGGCGGCCACTACCGTGACCTGATGTCCCTAGTGGACGGCGCCTACAAGGTTGCCAAGAAGCACGGCGGCTACCCCCAAGGCGACGACCGCTACTGGTTCCGGAACCACGCCCAGATCGTGGCCTTCGGCCCCAAGAGCGCCTCCGACCGGGAGGTCGCCAAGGAGTACGCCGGGTTCAAGCCCGAGCCCATCGACCTCCAGGCCCTCGCCGACTACGTCGAGCAGGCCTCCGGCGACTTCGGCGCCAACCTGCGGATCGCGATGGAGCAGGACATGATCCACGCCAAGCGCTCGGCGCTGGTGATCGCCGGGGTGGCCATGTGGGTCGGCCGCTCCCTGAAGCGGAAGGACGAAGAGGTCAAGGCCGCCAAGCTACCCGCGCCCAAGGCCTTCGCCGAGAAGGTCGGGAGCCGGATCGACTTCGAGGCCGAGGTGGTCCGCGCGATCCCCCGGCAGGGCGACTTCGGGATGAGCCTGATCATCGCCCTGCGCTGCGCGGACGGTCGGCAGGCGGTGAACTTCCACTCCGGCTCGTTCCGCCCCGAGGCTGGCAAGCGCTACAAGGTGCGGGCGAGCATCAAGCGGCACCAGCCCGCCTTCAAGGGCTTCGGCGAGGAGAGCGTGCTGAGCCGGGCGGTCTACGAGGAGATCAAGGCATGAGCGACTACCGGGACGACTACGACGACGAGCCCGCCTGCTCGAACCCGAAGGGCCACGAGTGGGCCTACACCGGGGCCGAGTACGGCGGGGACGACGAGCGGTGGCACGGCGAGGGTCGCTGCTACTGCATCCACTGCGGCGCTGACGGCGACGCCTGAAACCAGAGAGAGAAGGGAACCACAACTTGGGCTACACACACTATCACCCGCAGGGACGGGACTTCACCGCCGCCGAGTGGCAGCGCCTCACCGACGCGGCCACGAAGATCGTCGCCGAGTTCGGCCAGGGCGTGACCGCCGCCCCGCTGGCCTGGGAGTACGACGAGCCGACCAAGCCGCCGCAGATCGACGGCGACGTGATCCGCTTCAACGGCGTCGGCGAAGATGGCCACGAGACCTTCCTGCTGACCCGCATCCGCGAGCCGTACTTCACCTTCTGCAAGACGGCCAGGAAGCCCTACGACGTGGTCGTGGTCGCGATCCTGATCGCCGCCGACGCCATCGCCCCAGGCGCCCTCGCCATCGGCTCGGACGGCGACGCCGACGACTGGCAGGCCGGGCTCACGCTCGCCAGCCGGGCGATCCCGACGCTCGCCGCCGAGGTGCCTGCGGAAGTCCGCGAGTGACGCCCGACAACCTCTTTGCCTGGGTGACGACCCTCCCGAACGGCGAGGTCAACGTGATCGGCGCGTGGGTGCCGAACGTCGGCGCTTTCACGCCGCTGGTGGTCGCCACCGAGCGCACCGCCCGGCAGCTCCAGCGGTTCGCGGAGGCGCACCGCGCCTCGACCGGCCAGCCCTGCCGCTTGGTGCGGTTCACGGCGGCCGAGACGCTGGTGGAGGTGCCGTGAACGAGCCCGTCAAGATCGAGAAGCGGCGGCGCTTCCGGCAGGCCGACGTGGTCGAGCGCTACCGGCTGCAAGACGGCGTCTGCGACCTCTGCCCGGCCGAGCTGACGACGTTCATCTGCGACCATCGGGTCCCGAGGGCGATGGGCGGCAAGACCAACCTCGCCAACCTGTCGCTTGTCTGTGAGGCCTGCGCTGCGAAGAAGGACCCGGCCGACATCAGCCGGATCGCCAAGGCCAAGCGCCAGGGCGCGCCCCGCAAGGTCGCCAAGCGCCCGATGAAGGGCCGGGGCTTCGACAAGCGCGTCCACCACCACATGGACGGCACGAAGAGCCCCAGGAGCGGGCGCTAGCCGTGCGCCAACAGCCGCGCCGGGATGGGCTGGTAGGATGGGACCCCGCAGGGCAAACGCCTCTGTACGGGCCCTTCCTGGGGCCTCCAGGGGCATCCCGGCGGAGGGAGCCATGAGCGAGTTCGTTGAGACCCGCTGCGCCCGCTGCAAGGAGCGCTTCTGCCTGACCGCTGAGACCGACGCGCTGCTGCGGCGCAGCGGGCAGAGCTTCCACTGCCCGTGGGGTCACCCGCTGCACTTCAGCCTGGGACCGAGCGAGGCGGACAAGCTGCGGCTCGACCGCGACCGCCTGAAGCAGCAAGTCGCCCAGCGCGACGACGAGATCAAGCAGGAGCGCGGCTGGCGCCAGGAGGCCGAGGCGGCGGCCAAAGGCGCCGAGCGCCGGGTCTCCGCCGCCAGGGGCCAGATCACCAAGCTGAAGAAGCGCGCGTCGGCGGGCATCTGCCCTTGCTGCAACCGGCACTTTCAGGAGCTGCAAGCCCACATGGCGACCGAGCACCCGACGTTCGAGGCCGAGCCCATCGTGCTGGAGCCCTGACGCTTGTCCACAATCCGGCGCTCTCCTGTGGAAAAAGGCGACATTTTGTCCGAAGGGGGATGACAGCCGTCACAGATCACTGGTACGTGTCCATAGCCAAGTTCGCTTGGTGGGGGACGGCGCGACCCAACTTCGCGTCTCATTTCAGGATACCTGACAACATGAAGCATCTTCTTCTGGCGGGCGTCGCCGCCATCGCGATGTCGTTCGCCGGCATCGCCGCTGCGGCCACCGCCACCACGGCCACCGCAACCAGCGGCGCGGCCAGCGGCACCTTCAGCGTCCAGGCCGGGCCGGGCACGACCATCGCGGCGTCGACGTCCACGAACACCTCGAACGGCAACGCCCAGGCGCTGTCGCTCCAGCCGGTGTTCTCGGCGACCAACGCCAACTCGACCACGAAGGGCTCGGCGTCCAACGCCTCGACTTCGAACGCGGCTTCGCTCTCGGGCGGCTTCTCGTTCCAAGACGGCACGGCGACTTCTTCGGCGCTGGCTCACTGAGCCTCGCGAGCCGGTCTCTGCCCGCGCCCCCCAGCACCCGCTAGGGCTTCGCGGAACGAGCCGGCAACGAAGGGAGGCGGGGGGAGAACAGGCCCCTCGCCTCTTTCTCTTTCAAACCCAAGGTGGGGCTCCAGATGAACAAACTCCTCGCGACCACTGCGGTCGCGCTCCTCCTGGGCGGCCCGGTGCTCGCCCAGCAGACCTCGACCTCCGACGCGACGTCGACCGCCCAGCAGAAGCAGGGCGAAGTTCAGACCCAGAACCAGTCGAACGGCGCGAACACCAACGGCCCGCAGACGACCACGGTGGGTCCGCAGACCTCGACCTCCAACTCGGACAGCAAGGCCAACTCGGGCTCGCTCTCCAACGCCAACAACGGCGGCCAGCAGACCACGGTCGCGCCGGTCTCCACGTCGGCCAACGACACCTCGAACTCGAACGCCCGCTCGAACGCCGAGACCACCTCGATCTCGGTGGCCAAGGGCGGCACGGGCGGCTCGGCGACCGGCGGGGCGGGCGGCTCTTCGACCTCGACGTCCGGTGGCGGCAGCGCCACCTCGAACGCGGCGGGCGGCAACGCGACCGGCGGCAACTCCGCAGCGACGGCCAACCCCAACGCCAACAACGCCGGCAACGCCCAGAACATCACGTTCAACAGCCCGGCGACGCCCACGCACACCTCGGCCGACATCAAGAGCGCGCCGACCGTCTACGCGCCCGCCCTGGCGACCACCCTCACGGAAACGTGCATGGGATCGTCCAGCGCGGCGGGCAGCGGCATGGGCTGGGGCCTCTCGTTCGGGTCGACCTGGGAGGACAAGGCTTGTGAGCGCAGGCTCAACGCCGACCGGGTCGCAGGCCTCTTCGGGGACCGGGAGGCGGCCAGGGCGATCATGTGCGGCGACAGGACCGTGTACGAGGCCTTCGAGCGCGTCGGCCGCCCGTGCCCTGGTAGCCCGAACTACCATCCGGAGCAGAAGGAGTTCTATCCGGCGTCGCCCGCCGACGTGCCGCCGCCTCCGCCTCCGCCTCCGCCGCCCCAGGCAGCGCCGCCGCCGCCGCCCGAAACGATGGCGCCGATCCCGAATAACTACGAGGCGCCGAGGACGCCCCGGAACTGATCCCGCCGAAGACCATCCCGCCCCCCACCTATAGGATGGTCGACCCCCGCGCGGGCTCTGGTCGGCACGGTCCCTCCCCCCTCACAATCCCCAGGAGGGGCCGTGTCGATTAGCCAGGAGACACCATGACCGATCCCGTCATCATCGCCGCCGCCGCCGTGCTGCTGATCCCGCAACTCGCGCCGGGCATCGATCCCATCGACTGCCAGCAGCCGCCAGCCCACCCGACCACCGTCCAGCACGCCAACCCGCGCGCCCTGGCCGCCGCCCGGCCCAAGGGCAACCACATCAGCGTCCGCTGGAAGGGCTCGCACCATCATCATCATCATCGATGAGCGATGACCGCGACGCGCTGCGCTGGATCGCGGCGCTGCCGCTGGTCAGCGAGTTCAAGCCCCCGCAGATCAAGAGCATGCACCAGTTCATGGCGGGCTGGCACGCCTACGAGCTAGCGGTGAAGGTGGCGCGCGCGGCGCTGGAGGAAGACCAAGCCGACGCCGATCAGGCCCAGGCTACATCGGACCCTGGATCGCGGTGACCAACCAGACGCCCGCCGTCCCGGTCTTGGAGCCCAGCCACTTCATCCGCACGCTGGTGATCTGGTTCTGGCTCCCGAGCGTCAGCGTCGGAGTCGGCGCTCTGATCGGCGCGTTGCCGCCGGTCGCGGACACGCCCCAGGTGATCGTGTAGGGCGTCGCCGTCCACTGCTCGAAGACGATGTCGAGGTCTAGCTCCAGATTGGCGGGGAGCTGCGGCAGGTTCAGCGTCGCGCTGACCGTCACGTAGAAGTAGAGCGACTTCGTCCCGCCGATCCCTGAGTAGCTGTTGCCCACCGACACCGTGAACGGGTTGGCGTTCAGGTTCTGGGCAGTGGGCGCGATGGAGGGCCCCGGCCCGGTCGGCAGCAGCCGCCGATGCGCCACCGGCTGGCTGTCGCGCGAGAAGACGCTGGTCGGCGTGAGCAGCGTGCTCGGCTGATCCTCGCTGTCCATCGGCCCCATGCGCGAGGCTCGACCCAAAGGTATCTGGCCGCCCTGGAACTGCTTGACGCCCAACATCGCGTCGAAGTCGATGGGTATCCAGGCGACGCCGCCGCCCGCGCCCCCAGGCCCGCCGTCCCAGATCGGCTGGCCCCAGTAGCCGGTGAGGTCGCTCGCGGTGGTCCCCGAGGCGACCGGCTTGCCGTCGTAGGGATGCACGAGGCTGAAGGCGTTCGTGGACGACATCAGCACCGCGCCGGTGTTCGGGCCGGTGAACATCCAGTCGTAGCCACTGTTCGGCGCGTCGTTGAGCTGCCACGTCGAGCCGGTCTGCCCGGCCGTGCCCGAGAGCAGCGCGACGAGCTGCGTGCCCGCAGGCACCGTGCCGTTCTGGCCGATCAGGTAGTCGCCAGGGTGCGGCGCGGCGCCCTGGTTGCCATTGGTGACGGTCAGCACGTTGCCGGTGATCGAGCCGCCGAACTGCGCCGACTGCGGATAAACCTGCGGCGCATCCACCGTGTAGCCGCCCGCGCCACCGGCCGGGCCGCTGGTCTGCCCGCTGACCCTGGTGCTGACGCCCGGCGCGGCGCTGATCGCCTGTCCCACCCGGAGCGGCTGCGTCGGCGTCGTGGTGACCGTCAGCGTCGTGCCGAGGATCGAGCCGTTGAAGTTGCCGCCGAGGCTGACCGCACCGATCTTGCCGATCAGCGCGCCGATGTCGCCCTGCGGCTTCTGGACCCTGAACCGCTGCGCGCCGCAGACGACCGCGTAGGCGCCGACCGGGGGGAGCGTGTTCCCGGCGATCCAGTTGCTGCCCTGCTTGACGCTCCAGCCGTAGCCGGGGCTCCCCCTCAGAGTGGACGAGGTGCGGCCGAAGTTGGCCAGCGGCACGCCAATCCAGTTGATCGGCGCGGTCCCCGTCTGGCTCTGGATTTTGAACGCGGTCGCATAGGTCGGCCAACTGGCGGCCTTTGCCACCAGGGTGACTGTGTTCGTGGTGCTCGACGCGATGCCGTTCCACTGCGTGTAGCCGTTGGAGCCGTAGCGCATCGCGATGGCCCAGCCCGCCCAGGCGTTCGCGGGCCAGTTGGGCTGCGCCGTCAGCGCCGCGCCGTCCGCCACGACGACGCCCGCTGCGCCCGCCAGGGTGTAGCTGCCCGCTTGGCCGCCGGTCCCGTAGGCGAAGCCGCTGACGGTCACGCCGCCCGGCACGCCCGCCCCGCCGATCACGTCGCCGATGTTGAGCTGCCCGCCGTTGGCCCCCATCGCATCCACGGTCAGCACCCCGCCCGAGATGGCGCCCGTGAACGGCGTCGAGAAGGTGATCACCGTCTGGGTGGCGGCGTCGAGCTGTCCGAGGGTCCAGTCGGGTCCGCTGTCGTCCACAGCCATGACGAGGGCGAAGTTGTTGCCCCCCGCCAGGAGGCTGTAGCCCAGGTTCTGGTGCTGCGCGTTGGCGTTGCCAGCGACCGGATAGCTCCCGAAGCCCGCGTTCTGCGCCATCGTGTAGGCGTGCAGCTCCGTCGCGGAGTTGATGTCGATGGCCGCGACGATGCTCTCCGAGCGCGTGCCGACCGAGTAGCTGTTCTCGGTGCCGACCTCGGTCGAGTAGATGTCGGCCCCGTCCATCGTGATCTGGTTGACCTGGGGATAGGCGTAGAAGTTGTAGGGGTTCGCCTCGAAGAGCGTATTGACGGTTGAGAAGCAGCCCGCCCCGCCGTTGTAGATGCTCCGGCCAGGGCAAGCGGTGAAGTTGCCGCCGATGAACAGGTTGGCGATGGCGTTGGGCCCGCCGTTCCAGACCCCGTGCAGCGTCGAGGCGACGAAGAGGTTGATGAAGACCTGGGTGTCGGTCTGCGCCGCGCCGCCAGCCTTCGCGAGCGCCACGCCGCCGTAGCTGCTCGGCCCGATCCCGCCGATGAACCAGTCGCGGAAGCTGTTCGCCTGGGGCGCAAGGCCGGTCACGAACGGCTTCTGGTTCGGATTGTAATCGACGCTGACGAGCCAGTCGGTGCAGCCGGTGCTGGCGTCGCTGATGGAGAGGTTGTCGACGCTGCTGTAGGAGATCGCGTTGAGGAGGACCGCCTGCCCGGCGGTGTTCCACAGCGAGGACGCGATCTGCTGGGCGCCCATGTTGCCGTGCCAGCGGATGACGCTCGACAGCCGATGCTCGAAGACGAGGTCGAGCCCGACCCCGACGCAGGCGAGCTGCTGGTTGGTGTCCATGTAGCCGTTCGGACACCAGCCCGCCCGGTTCAGCGAATACTGGCCACCCTGCTTGTTCCAGAACGCGCCGCCGACCACGTTCATCTGCTCGCTGGGCACATCCTGCGCGCAGACGCCGACGATCCAGTTGCCGACAGCGCCGGGGCCGGTCGAGGCCGCCAGGATGTAGCACCCCGGCAGGATCACGCCGAAGGGCGCCACGCCGCCGGGGGGCGCAGCGATCAGATCGCCGATCTGCAAGGCGCCCGAGTAGACTTGGTTCACCACCAAGAGCGCGCCGTTGGGGTTGGTGATGTAGCAGTGGAACTGACAGCCGGACGGCGTTGCGGTGCAGGGCTGGCCCCCCGTCCCCGGATCGGTGCCCAGCGAGCCGGTGCCCTGCGGAATGCCGACGCCGTAGTGGACGCCGTCGCCGTAGTCGTAGCAGACGATGGTCCCCGCCGCGATGTTGTTGCCCGCGATCTGCTGGCCGACCACGAGGCTGTGCGGCCCGCTGATCCAGGCCGAGACAGTCAGGATCGCCGAGGCGATGGCGCCCTGGAAGACGGCCGGCGGCGAGGAGCGCGCGGCGGCGCAGGCGTAAATCCACTCCTGAAGGCAGACGTAGTCCCAGTAGGTGCCGGGCGGGTACATGCCGCTGCCGTCCGGCAGGCCGACCCACTGCGGGTTGTTGATCACGTCGGTCGCGGTGATCGCCGCCGCCGAGCCGTCGCCCAGGAAGCCGCTGGGCCTTGAGTAGAACCACTGGGCGTTCACGCGGCTCTCGACCAGCCTCGACCAGGGCTTGCCGCTGGCGTCGTGGATGCAAGTTCCGCCGTCGTCGCGCTGACCTGTCGAGCCGGGCGCGAACGTGCCGCCCAGCAGCGGGTGGCTCAGCGTGATGAGGTTCGCGGTCGGCCCGAACGTGGTCCCCCGGATCGCCGCGTAGCTGGTCACCGTCGCCGCGCTGCCGGACGCACCCCCGGCGCCGGCGCCGCCCGAGCTGACCCGCCACGTCGCCGCCGTGCCGGTGGGGTTGCTCACGACCAAGCAGCTCAGCGCGGCGTACTGGACAGGCGTCGTGAACGCGCCCTGCGGGCTGACCATGTTGGCGCCCTGCGCGGTGATCTGCCCGGTCCCCATCTGGAGCAGCTCGACCTCGAAGCCCGGCGGCAGGTTCGGCGGCAGCGTGACGACGACCGGCGCGTTCGCGGTGAAGCCGAGGACGGCGTGGTTGTCCTTCGGCTGGACCGTGTAGCTGGTCGCGGCGATCTGCTGGATCAGCGTGACAGGCTGGTTGGCCTTCAGCGTCAGGCGGTCCATGACGGGCTCCTCAGACGATGTTCCACTGGCCTTCGGCGCGGACGATCCTGAAGCGGTCGAGCGCCACGTTGCAGAGCAGCGTGGTGTCGGTCAGGACGCCGCCGACCATCGGCTCGCCGTTCTGGGTGACGATGCTCGCCGCGTTGGTGGGCGGCACGGTGTCGGTGTGGATTTCCACCGCGTCGCCGTCGTTCACGCTGTCCAGCAGCGGCAGCGTCAGCACGTAGCCGCCGCCGTGGACGTTCAGGAAGTAGGCCGAGCCGACCTCAAGCGCCTGGGCGGCGCTGATCACCACAAAGCCGAGGATGTCCGCCATCGTGTAGCGGGTCGCCGGGTAGCCGGGCCGCGTGGCCAGCAGCCCGGTCGGCTGGCCCATCGAGCGCGGGACCAGGGCGTAGTCGCTCAGCTCGCGGCCGACGACCGTGCGGGGCGCGGGAAGCGCGGCTCTACCTGCCATCTCAGCCCACCTTCTCGAAGAGCACGTCCACGTAGACCTCCGGCTCGCCCGAGCCCATCGACACGTTGGTGCCGGGGACCGACCCGGTGGCGTTCGTCACGTAGCTGTCGACCTCGACCGACGAGGTGGCGGCCAGCACGAAGACGCCCTGCGCGAACGCCTGTAGCACGCACTCGTTGGTGCCGCCGACCGACCAAGCGTTGTTCAGGCCGACCGCCACCGTCGCGCCAGCGGTCATGTTCCGCACCCTGATCTTGTGCGACCACGCGACCGTGCCCGCCGCGCACTGGAGGACCGCCATCGCGCTCACCTTGTAGCGGCCCGCCGGCAGCGAGACTTGGTTCCCGGCGACCGACGCGCCCGCGATGTTGTTGGCCGCGTCGGCGTAGTTGAGCACGCGGGTGCCCCAGGCGGCCGGCGCGATGCTCTCGGCGCCGCCCTGGTTCTGGAAGTGCGCCTGGGTCGGGATGACGACGCCCATCGCCGCCAGCAACTGGGCGTAGGTCGCGTCGACAGGCGGCCCCGCCACGAGCGCGGACTTGACCGTGCCCGCCGGCATGTTGGCCAGCCTGGAGTTGGGGATGCTGGTCGCGCCCCCGGCGATGGCGTTGGTCAGGTCGGTGACGAAGGTCGCCAGCGACATGGAGCCGTCGTCCATCACGTTGACGCCGCTGTTGGCGACGAACTGCGCGAGGCCCGCAGCGATGAACGCGCCCTGGTGGACAGCGCGGTTGTAGATCAGCGGATCGGCGACACCGGCGACCACGCCGTTGGCGGTGCGCGCGTCGCCCAGGTAGGTGGCGATTGCCGTCATGTTGGTCTGGAGCGACGGCACCCACGGGACGAACTGGTTGGCGCCGGCGGCCAGCGCCTCGACGTCGCCCTCTTGGAGCACCGGAGCTTCTGCGTCGGCCATTGGATGCTCCTTCAGTAGCTCGCGAGCGGCTCAGTCCAGTTGCCCGTGCCCCAGCCGCCGAACTGGGCCGCTGGCGTCGGACTGTCCCAGGCGAAGATCACCGGCGGCGCCTGATTGTAGATGTTCAGCCTGACGCCCGCTGGCTTGATGTTCACGTAGTTCTCGGTGATCAGCGACTTCTGCACCGGCGTCAGGCTGGGCGGGATGTAGAGGCTCATCGACATATCGCCGCCGTCCGAGATGTAGAACGTGGCCCCAGGCGCGAGCGCGGCCAGGATCGCATAGGCGCCGCTGATCGAGCCGTCCCAGTGGTTCGCCAGGATCGTCGCCTTCAGGTAGGCCCGGTAGTCGGCGTCGGAGAGCGCGTTGAGCGTCGAGCCCGACTCGTAGGGTCCGAACCAGTAGCCGTGGCCCCAGCCGTGCGCCGCATCGCCGCCCCAGGTGAACCAGTCCACGGCGGCTGGGACCTTCAGGTAGCGGCTCGCGCCGACCCACTGCCCGACGATGTCGAGCTGCTGGCCGACCGCCACGTCGAGGTCGAACAGGCCGGGCATGTCGCACTGCTCTTCGATGATCTCGGCGATGGGCTCGATGATCGCCAGGAGCGACGCCATGAAGTTGGGCTTGTCGCTATGTTCTGAAGTGACAAGTCCGGTGTAGGCGTCGGTGGGCGGCACGTCGGTCATGTGACCAGCGTCAGCGTGATGTTCGCCACCGGCAGGGCGGCCTGCTGGTTCCAGGCGATGGGCACGTCGGCCGTCGCCAGCGGCTGGCCAGCGAGCGCGATGGTGAGCTGATCGGCCTCGATGGTGTAGGTCCCGCCGCCCTGCGCGTTGGGAAGCCGCGCGGCGGCGAGGAGGTCGAGCAGGTAGACGTCGCCGCCGACCGGCAGGCCCGCCACCCAGGCCGACATCGCGTTCTGCACCGCTGTCCCGGTCGAGTTCAGGTAGCCCGCGAGCGGCTTGACGTTGACGGCGGCGATCAGCGTCGCGCCCGGCTGCGCCCGGCTGAAGTTGATCGTATCAGAGACGCCGTTCTGATCGGTCACCACCACCTGGGTGGTCCCGAAGGTGCCGGTCCCCAGCTTGTTCGTCGCGATGGCGTTGGCGATGTCGGTGTCGAGCCCGCCCGCCACCACGAACGCCACGCTGTGGCCGGGGATGCCGTTCGCGTCCGGCCCCGAGGTGTCGTTCTCGTAGCCCTGGACTTCGGTGACGCCCGAGACGTTGGCGACCGCCGCCCACATCGCCTCGAACGGCGTCTGCGCCGCCAGCGAGGTCGAGACCGCCTGCCGCTGCCGGAGCTGCGCGTCGCTCTCCACGGGGGCGCCGACCGTCGCGGCGGCGGCGTTGGTCACCGACGCCCAGCCCTGCGTCGGCGTGACGATCCCTGTGACGGTGCCCGGCCCGGCGATGATCGGCCCAGGCTGGAGCGCCGTCGCGGTGACCGTGATCGAGCCGCCGACCGGGATATTGACCGTCGCGGGCAGCGCCCACTGGTCGCCCTGCGGCACGCTCTGCACGACGCCGTTGACGATGGTCGTCGGGTTGCCGAACAGCGTCACGTCCACGGTCGAGTGCGAGGACCCCTGCCGCGTCAGGCCGTTGATCTTGACGTTCGAGCTTAAGCCCGCACCCACCCCCGTGGCCGGGCTGAAGCTGTTGTAGACCGCGATGGCCGAGCTGTTGGCGTCGTTGATCGCGGCGGCGAACACCGCCAGGAGCTGCCCGTCCTGGCTGTCCGGTTGGAGGTAGGCGTCCGGCCCGTAGATGTTCTGGTAGCTCGCCACCAGCGAGGCAAGCACGTCGTCGTAGGTCGGGGCGCTGATCCCGGTCGGGGTGACCTGGGCGGCCAGCGTCGGGAGCGGGTAGGGACCCGGCATCAGAAGACCGTCGCCACGGTGGTCTGCCCGTAGACGGTGTTCACCAGCGCCGCCGCCAGCCAGTTGCGCGCCGAGGTGAACTGCGAGGCGTAGGCGACGAGGTCGGTGACCCCCTGCGTGCCCAGGATCACGGCCTGCGCCGCCCGATCAGCGGTGAACCGTCCGCCCTCAGTGAAGACCTGGGTCGCGTAGGTCATCCCCACCGTCTTATCGAGAAACCACTCCCCCTGCATCAGCTTGAGCCGGGTCAGGATCGCCTGCCCGACAGCGGCGGGCGAGTTGACGAGGAAGTTCGCGTCGCCCTGGCCGAAGCTGTAGTCGCCGTTGGCGTCCAGTGCCCGGTATCTCATGCCGCCTCCCTCATCGAGCCGGGCGGGGTCCCGAGGTTGCAGAACGGGTCCGTGCCGGGGATGTTGATCGACCAGCCGTTGGCCGAGGCGAGGCTCTCAATCGCCGCCGTGGTCGCGGCAAGCTGGCCTTCGAGCGCCATGAGCTGCGCGTTGAACTTGGCGATGGGCGCGACCATCGGCAGCAGCGCCGCGTTGATGTAGTCGCTGATCCAGGTGACGATCTTGGCCAGATCGGCCGCAGGCGCGGCCAGCAGCGCCTGGAGCGGCCCCAGGAACGCGAGCTGCGAGGTGATGGTGCTCTTCAGGAGCGCGATGTCGCCGTAGGCCGCGTCGATCAGCTTCTGAAGCTCGGGCGGGACCTGGGCGTTGGTCGAGCCGTGATAGGCGTTGATCTGCGCCTGGAGGTCGGTGAACCACTGCGTGTTCAGCGTCGGGAAGCACAGCGGCATCGAGAGCGGATCGATCTCAGGAGAGGTTGGTGATGATCCCATTCTGCACCGTCACGGTCTGGCCTGTCGGCGTGGTGAACGAGCCCGACGCCCCGTTGCCGATCATCGCGCTGGCGCCGACGCTCAGCGATCCGGTGATCGAGACCGCACCGGACTTCGGGTTGAAGGCAAGGCTCTGAGAGCCATCCACGGAGCGCAGCTCTACTACGTCCGGGGAGGGTAGCCGACCCCCGTGGGTATTAGACGGAACGCGCGGTTGGCTGAACGGGCCAGGGATCACGAAGCCGTCCGAGAGATCGTGCATGCGGCACTCGGCAGGCGGCTGCACGCCGCCTTGCTGCCACCACCAATCGATGCCGCGCGAGGCGAAGATGACCAGCACCTCGTCGCCCGGCGTCAGCGGGAAGCTCAGTACCGCGCCGCCGCCCTGCGGGAAGACCACCGGGCAATCCATCAGCTTCGGGAAGTTGATGAAGTTGGTGATGAAGCTGCTGACGCCCTTCTGCTTGTTGTGGAGCTTCGGGTCGTCCACCGGCTGGGTGAAGCGCGCCTGGATCGCAACCTGCACCTCACACGTCATGGCGGTCGGGTTGTAGGTGAGGATGAGCCCCGGCATGGCGGTCCACATCCGCGCCTGGAGCCCGGCCAGCGCAAGCCGGAGGTTCTCCTGGGGTTCGTTGGCGACCTCGCGCAAGTCCATCAGGAGAGCCCGGTGTGGCCGGTCGAGACGACATACGGCGTAGTCTGTGCCTGCTGGGGGTCGGTCGAGAGGCAGAGAAGGTCGGAGTACCAGTCGTTGCCGCGCGTGTCGCCTGAGTGGGTGATCTCGATGATCCGGTACATGCCGTCCGCGCTGATGATCGTCCGACTGCCTTCGGCGGCGAGGCCAGCTTGGTTTGCAACCGCACCCTCTCCGAAGACTAGATTGAGCTGCTGCTGGAGCGTGTCCCCATTGTTGATGCGGACGCGCTGATGACACTCCAGCCGCCCGTTGAGCAGGACTTGGACGCGGACGCCTTCGTCGGTCTGCTCGGGCCAGTTGACCATGCCGGTGGCGCCGTTGATCTCGACCGGGTCCAGCGAGGAGTAGCCGTTGTAGGGGACGATGACGATCTTGCCCCTCTGGATCGACCACGTACACATCATGTGCATCGCCTGATCGCGGGCGGCGTCGTCGCCGTTGGTGAAGAGGGTCCTGCCGCGCGGGCTTTGGTTTCGCAGCTCCTGCGGAAGCTGGTCTTCACTCGGCATCTGGCCGATGGGCAGCTTCAGCGCCTTGGCGATGGCCTCCCAGCGCTGCTGATAGGTCGAGCCGTTGCCTATGGCGGCGTAGACCATCTGGTAGGCGAGCGCCCGGTCGCCATCAATCGCCGTGATATCGATGTAGCGCTCGGCCTTGTCGCCGTCCCAGCCGCGCCGGACCTGAACGATGGTGCCCTCGAAGATGGTCGGCGGGTTCTCCTCGTAGCCCGCGTTCAGGATCAGGTCGGTGAACTCACCCTGTACGCGCCCCACGTTCCGCTCATCGAGATTGTAGAGCCGGACGTTGCAGATGTTGCCGGTCTGCATGACCCACGAGGTGGTCGAGAAGGTGAAGTGCATATCCGAGACGTCGAGCCCGGCTTGGTTGCTGGTGAGGGCGAGCTGAACGTGCCGGAGATATTGCTGCGTCATGGCGTCACCCAGTACATCGGACAGTCCGTCCCCAGGTTGTCGAAGGTCGGGTCAGCGGTCGGGTCCTGCGCCGTCTGCATCCACAGCTCGCCGATGAAGCCCAGGTAGCCGTACTGTTCAAGCAAATCGTGGCCCGCGACCATCGGGACGCCCTGCACCAGCGGATTGCCGCCGCCGTCGCCGATATCCAAGAACCAGCCGCCCATGCCGCAGGGGTCGTCGCGCCAGACGATCTGGAAGGTGTAGGGCAGGCCGAGCGAGATCGTGAAGCGCTCGTTGACGCCAATCAGGGGGATGACGGCGACCGCCACTAGATGACCGCTGGGACGGTGGCGCCGCTCGCCTGCGCCTGCTTGGGGCCGCCCTGAGAGACGCCGGAGGTCTTCTGCGGGTCGGCCTGCTTCCCCGCCGATGGCGGCCCCGGCGTGAAGGGGTTCAGTTCCCCGGTTTTCACGATGATGACCTCCTGGCAAGAAATCTGGAGCATGAGCGCATGCTCGGTCGACTGGTCGTTCGTCATGCTGATGCTCGCCATCAGCATGTTCTCGTAGAGCCGCTTGCCGGTCTGGATCGGGAAGGTGAGGCGCGACTTCTGGAGATCGCGGAGCTGATCGTAGACGTGCTGGACGTAGCCCTCGCCCCACGACTGCGACTGAGCGTTCGTCGTCATCATGGTGAGATCGAGCCGCGCAGGCTCCATGAAGGAGTGGTCGGTGATCTGCGCGCCAGCCGCCACCGGGTGCTGGGTGATCTGAAGCGTGTCGGTGCCGCTCTCCCTGATCGTCATCAGGGCGGTGACCGGCCCCAGGTAGCGGAACTTGTCGCCCCAGACCCCGCCGTTGCCCGCGTTGCCCGCCAGGAGCGCACCCAGCAGACCGGGCAGGGCGAGGTTGACATTGAGCGGCCCGATGGTGACCGGCTGCACCACGCCGGGCGCCGGCGTCGGCTGAAGCCGAAGCGCCCGACCGCCCACAAGCACGAGGGGCTGCTGGTTCACGCTACCGCCCTTGGCCGCGTGTGCCGCGCATTGAGGTGGCGATTAATCTCGCGCATGGTGCCGGGCGGGTCGGTGGCGCGGATGTTGAAGTTGTTGGTCTGGGAGCCGATGGTCGGGCCGCCCCCAAGCGAACTCAGGTAGACGAGGCCTCGCCGGATGTCGCCCTCCGCCTGAACATGGCCCTCACCCTTCTTGTCCGGCCGCATGACGTTGTAGACGTAGGCATGCTGCGCCTGCGCGGCGGTCACGGCGGCACGCACCGAGGCCCAGCCTGGGTCGGTCTGGTCGAGGGTGTTCAGGTACTCGATCATGTGGCCAAACTTCTCTTCGGTGGTGCCGCCTGCCCCGTACTTTTTGAGGTAGCCAGCCTTGCGCGTCCCGAGGAGCTGCTCGATCCCGAGCGCGCCGTATCCTTTGGGACCGATGGCGGTTGGCGTGCCACCTTCGCCGAGGACGCCCATCGCAATGCCGCGCGCCTGCTGAGCCGTCCACTTGCCGGACGCGATCAGCGCCGCCTCGACGCGGTGCGCCCAATAGAGCTTGTAGGCCGCCGTCTCGCCCTTGCCCCGCCCGAGGCGCGGCGGCGCGGCGCCTGACGGCGGCGGTTGCGGCGGCGGCGCAGCGTGCGTCGGGGCGTCGTGAGGATGGGTCGGCGGCGGCGGCGGCGTCGGCGAGCCAGCGCCAGCGCCGTGATGGGTCGGCGCCGGAGGCTTGGCCCCGCCGCCAGCACCGGCAGCGCCTCCGAAGCCTGCGAAGCCTCCCCAGCCCGCAAAGCTCGCGGCGGCTTGGCTGATCCCGGTCCCAATCGCGCTGGGGAGGATCAGGTTCTGCGGGACGCCCTTGGCGGTCGCGTCGGCCCAAGACCTAGCGATGCCTTCGATCCCGCGCGCGACGCCGGAAAGAGAGTTGGCGAACTGGACCCCGACCTGCACGCCCTGCGTCATCAGGCCCAGGAAGGGGTCGAGCGCGCCGATCTTGAGGTTGCGGACGTCCTCACCCAGTTCGCGCATCGCGGTCGAGGTGGCGTTGGCGTCCTTGGTCGTCTGGTCGAGGTTGGCGCCGAAGTCCTTCTGGCTCTTGATGCTTTGGTCCCAGAACTGCTTGCTCTTCGAGGGGTCCCATTGGCTGACATCGCCGAAAGTGATCGGGAGACCGGACGCCTGTAGCAGCGCTGCCGTGCGCGACTGTTCGGCTGGGGTGCCGTGCGCGCCCCTGGCGAGCGCGTCCATCATCTTGCGGCTGGCGACCTCCGGCTTATCGGAGGGCAGCACGCCGGCGCCCGGCGCGACCGAGTTGGCCCACTGCGCGAAGGCCACCGGCTGCATCAAGGCCTTTTTCTGCTCTAGGTACTCGCCGAACGCCTGTCCCTTTTCCGGCGCGAGACCCATCTGCTTGTAGACGTAGGACAGCGCCGAGATGTTCTGGGCGGTGTCCTGCAAGCGGCGGCCAGCGAAGTAGAGCTGATCGAGCTGCGAGGTCAGCGCCAGCACGCCCTTCACCATCTTGGCCGCGTCCTTGCCGACGCTTTCGGCCACGTCGGACCAGATGTTGCCGAAGGCGACCGCCTGGGTGGCGTTGCTCTTCAGGGCCTTGGTGAAGTCGCCGAGGGTCTTCTGATCGACCTTGAAGCCAAGCTCCGCGAGGAACTCCTGAATGACCGTGGAGTCAGGCATCGTCCTTCGTGGCCTCGTTCAGGCGGAAGTCGTTCTCGTCCTGCGCGTCCAGGGCGTTGTTGCAGTCCCAAATGAACTCCAGCTTGACGCTCGGGTCCAGCAGGCTCTCGGCCTTCAGCATACCCCGAAGCACGGGCCGCCATAGCCAGTCCTCGTCGTCCGGCATCGAGACCGGCTCGAAGCCGGCGGGCGTCTTTCGCCGACTTACGAAGCTAGGGCTCCGGCGGGAATAAAACCCCCGGCGTTCTCCAGCACCGCCTGGATCACCAGCCTCACCATCAGCGGCATCGTGATCCAGTCGAACATGAAGCTCGTGCCAAGCGTGATCGGCGCGAGCGCGTTGCCCTGCTCTGGGAGCCTCACCTGAACGACCGACAGCGAGGTGAAGATCACGTAGTTGGCGTCGGCTTCCGGCATCTCGGCGAGCGCCTTGGCGACGGGCTCAACGAGCTGCGCCACCATCTCCAGATCGTTCTCATCGAAGATCACTGCGCCGGTGATGAACGGGATGAAGTCCTTCAGCGAGCCGACCAGCGGCGCGATCTTGCGGACGATGTGGAAAGCCCGGAGCGGGTCGAGGGTGCCGATGACGAACTGGCGTCCGTCCGATGGGTATTCGCGCAAGTGTCACCCTATCCAGGGAGCGGGATGCTTATCCCTGTGCCGCCGAGGCCAGGGATTGCAACCCCCAGCGTGATGGCGCCGAGCTGCGGCGAGCCCGAGCCGATCAGGTCGTCGCGGCTGATGGCGTCGAACACCCACTCCATGATCCCGCCGTCCTTCGAGTAGGCGACCGGCGCCTGCTTGGCGAAGGCGCAGTTGCGGAGCGTGATCTGGTCGCCGCGCGCGAAGTCCTGCACCGTGATCAGGTTCTGGCCCCACATCGCGCTCGACTGTTGCTGGAAGTTGTAGACCGCCGAGAGCTGCGCGTTGGCCGGGCTGGTCTTCAGCAGCCGGACGGTCGCCCTGGCCGCCTTCGAGGCGTGCAGCGAGTGCATCCCGCTGCCGTCCGCCCCGATGGTCATGGTGTTCTTGTCCTCCATCATGTCCACGGTGATGCCTTCGTCAGCGTTGCCGACGCCGGAGCCCAGCGAGAACGAGCCGCCGGGCCCGCTGAACGACACCTTCACGTCCGTGAAACTATAAGTTTGTGACGCAGCCATCGCTCAGCTCCTACGGGTTGACAGTGACTGCTATGTTCGCCGTGTGGACCGCCCCGGCCGTCTTCGCCGCCACCTGATAGGGCACGCTCTTTCGCGCCGCCCGGTCGGCCTGCGCTTGGCTGATGATCGGCGGCGTGTAGACGTAGTAGCCCTTCGACAGGTAGCTGCCGTTGGTGATCTGGCCGAACCCGCCAGCGTTCCACTGCCCAGGCCCGATGTAGCCGTTGGTCACGTACTGCGCGCAGGCCGCCTCGATGGCGTTGGCGCCCTGGTGGTTGCCGCCGTCCGTCTGCGGCAGCTTCGGCACGCCCGCCAGGAGGTTGAAGTAGTCCACCTGAATGGAGTTGCAGAGCCCGTCCGCGCCGAAAATCTCGTCAACGAAGATTTCGTTCGCGCCGCTGCCGGGCGTGATCGAGGTGCAGATCATGCAGCCGTTCACCACCACCGGCACGCCGTTGTTGAACACCGCGTAGTAGTTGTAGCCCGAGGCATCGAGCGCGTTCGCCTGGGTCGCGGTGAGCTGCTCGGGCGTGATCCCCGGCTCCTGCTTGTAGGCCGCCGTGATCATCGTGTTCGCGCCGCGCAGGTTCACCGTCGCGAAGAGCGCGATCAGCGAGCACGCCGCGAAGCTGCACGCCGCCCAGGCGCTGCCGAAGGTGCTGGAGAAGTTCGGCGGGTTGCTCGACCACTGCACGAAGGTGCGCTGGTAGCCCGAGTTGTGCAGCACGGTCCCCACGTCGGTGCCGACCGCCGCGTTGAGCGCGTTCGGGTCGTTCGTGGTCAGGCCGTAGATGTGCGGCGCGGCGGTCTGGGTGGCCGCCTCGATGTACGCCGCGATGGCCTCGACGTCGGCGACCGCGAGGTGCGGGCAGGCGTCGGTGTTCAGCGCGTACCAGTAGGTCGCCTGCTGGTCGCAGGCCTGCACCGCCTGGAGCGCCGTCTCGGCCGCGATGCCGCTGATCGACTGGCCGCCGCTCGCGGCATTGGTATTCAGCAACGGGCCGAGGTCCGTGCCAGCGGTCGGCGCCGTGGTGACCGACATCGAGGAGGCGGGCCCGCTGGTGCCCGACTTCAGCACGAACTGCTGGCCGTTCCACGTACACGTCGAGCCCGCGAGCCCGCTCTGCATCGCGGCCTGGATCAGGGCGGCGACCGCATTGAGGTTCGCCGCCGTCGCGAGGTTGACCCCGGTCACGTTGACCGCCGCGCCGCCGTTCATGGCGACGTGGAAGCCGCCGTTCACGACGCCGGTGAAGTTGCTCATCGCCTGCTCGGCGCTCGTCAGCGGGGCGCCGAGGCAGCGCCCGGCGCTCGCCTGCTGGGCCCAGCGGCCGATGTAGAGCAGGTTCGGCTGCGGCAACTGGGAGAAGAACGCCTGCGCGGCGAGGTACTCGGGCGGCCATGCGCCGCCGACCTGGGGGAACGCCTGGGCGACCGCGCTCAGCGAGTTGAACGACATGATCCGGCTGACGGGATCGATCACGGTGCTTTCGCCAAGGATCAGCGTCGAGTTGAGGTTGGCGAAGCCCGCCAGGGCGGCGGAAAGGCTCAGACTGACGTTGATCAGCCGGGAGGTGGACAGACCCTGCGGCATCGATCAGCTCCTCTTCGACCGCGTCGGGTGCTGCGGCTCGTCGTCAGGATGGTCGGCAAGACCCTCCATCGGATGATCCTCGCCGCTTGGGCCGCGCGCCTCGACCACGTACTGCGGCATCGCGCCTGCGACCTCGTCCGTGTAGTAGCGCTTGCCGGCTGGGACGCTCAGCGTGCGGTAGCCGAGATCGAGTGGGAAGGCGACCGGAACATCGCACTCTTTCATGGCGCGGCTCCTCTCGGGGGACCATCGTAGCTCACGCTCACGGCCTCTGTCTTCACCGTCACGTCGAGGGCGACGATGTCGCGGATCGGGTAGGTGCGGTTGATGATCCGCCGGATCGAGAACGGCAGCTCGCTGGTCTGCATCCAGCGGTTCTTGACCAGATCGCCGCCGCGCTGGAGCTGCCCGACGCTGACGAGCCCCATGCCGTTGGCGAAGAGGGGCTCGCGGTTCTGGGCGAGGCCCAGGCCGTCGCGCATCAGCGAGGCGTTCGCCTGACAGTGCGGCCCATAGAACGTCGTGGTGATGTCGAGCGTCTCATGCCGGGTGACGATGCTGACGCCGTCTTCCTCGTGCTCCTCGACCGCGTAGGTGTCGCCCTCGCGCATGCTGACGCCGACCGCCGCCCAGTCCACGCCCCACTCGGGGATGTTCGGCGGCTCCGGTTGCCAGCGCGGGTAGACGAGGTGGCCGGGCATTCCGGTGATCCCGACGACGAACGCCTGGAGGAAATCATCGAGCGCGTCGTCTTCCAGCGGGTCGCCCGCCAGGGGAAGCAACGGCCCGCCGGTGGATGAGTCAGCAGTCATCGGCCGACCCGGAGCCGCTCGCCCACTGGTCCCAGCCGGTGCCGTCCGGCGGCTGGTCGAGGTGATCCATCGAGCTGCACTCGGCCTTCACGAAGCCCGCGCCGTAGTGGCTCCAGTTGTAGACCTTGTTCACCACGAACTGGGTGCCGTTCCAGAGGACGATGTCGGGCTGGAAGCCGGGGCTGATCCCGCGCACGCGGAACTTGGTGATGATCGCGATGAGCTGCGGCAGGTTCTGCTGGTCGGGCCCCCGGATCATCGGCTGGTCGGTCTGCGGCTGCACCGAGGCGATGATGGTGTGGACGGTGTTCGACGTGGTCATGCGACCGTTCTCGCCGATCACCTCCGCGCGGCGCAGCAGTTGGATCGTCTCCACGAAGTCCGGATCGAGCAGAAGTTCGCTGACATCCACGTCAGGCACGGTCGGCGCTCCTCCAGTACGCGCGCATGGCCCTCGCCTTCTTCGCAAGGGCGTCAGGACTGTGCGTCTTGCCCCGGTGGGCCTGCCGCATCCGCTGCCTGTACTCCGGGTCCTGCCACTTCAGCTTCATGGCGGCCGACTGCGCCGGGTTGCCATGCAGCCGACGGTGTTCGGCCGATCTCGCCAGGGTGACGGGGCTCGGCACCCTGCCCGCCGTCACCCGCTTCAGGCCAGCGATCCGAGCGGCCCTGATCTCAGGGTCTTTCCAGCTTCGGCGAGTGCCTTCAGAGTGACCCATTCAGGACGCCAGCATCTCGCCGGAGGATTTAGCACCTTTCTGTCGGACGGCGTAGGTGACCGAGTTCAGGAAGGTCCCGGTATTGATCAGGGGCTGGATGCCGTAGAGCCCCTGCGCCGCGCTCGGCGCCATGCCGCCTGCGACCGCCGCCATGTACTGGGTCTCGGACTTGCGCCGACGCCGAGCCTTGCGCTGCCGGAAGCGCGCGGCGACCGTCGAGGCCGCCAGCGGCGTGAAGGCGGCGGTCTTGATGTACTTCTTCACCGCGTCCCGAGCGATGGCGCCGACCCGCGCGTGCGCGCCGTGGATCGGCTGCGGATTGAAGGTGCGGAGCGAGCGCCGGGTCGCCTCAAGGTAGACGTTCAGCACCTCCTTGCGGGCGCTCATGATCCCAGGCGCCAGCCACGGGCGGGCCGGGATGTTCGCTGCCGGCGATCCCTTCTCCATGATGAGGCCGATGGTGGCGTTGTTGATCGGGCCGCCGTCCTGGCGCTGCGCGGTGTCGGCGGCGACCCCGACCAGCACCTGCTCCCTGGTGAACTCCTTCAGCGCCTTCAGGAGGTCGTTCAGCCTGTCAGCCGTCTTGGTGACGGTGACGTGCGGGGTCTTGCTCTGTTGCTCACCCTGGCCCTTGCGCCGCTGCGCCCGCTTGCTGACCTCCTCGTCGGCCTCGCCTTCGGCGGCGCCCTCGTCCATCCCTTCGGCGGCGCCAGCGGCTCCTTCCGCAGCAGCCTCACCGCCAGCAGCAGCAGCCTCGCCGCCTGCCGCCGCAGCCTCGCCAACGCCCGCAAACAGCTCGGGGATCGCCGCGAGGAACGCCATCAGAGTTGGATCGCGCCAGCCCCGAAGAGCTGCGCGAAGTGATACCAGCGCCGCCCGTAGATCGTGCCGTTGAGCGCGCCCGCGCCCTCCTCAATCGCCGACTGCACCGCGTAGCTGATCGAGACCTCGCTCACCGACTTGGACTGCACCGGGCCGCCGATCTGGCCAGGATTGCCGCCCGCCACGCCGTGCTTCAGCGACTGCGCCTCTTCGGTGATGAAGTGCGCGGCCAGCAGCTCGATGCCGAGCGGCAGCAAGTCCTTCCAGACGCACGGGTTGTTCAGCCGCTGCGACACCGCCAGCCAGTAGTTGAGCGTGCCGTTGGTGTAGACCGAGGTGTCGGCGAACTCGGGGAAGTCCTTGCGGAACTGCTTGGGCGTCACCGGCGCGTAGAGGACCGTCGTGTCGAACGGGACCGGGAAGTAGACTTGGCTCAAGGCACGCGCCCCCGGCCCACGCGCTTCAGCGCATCGAGCGAGGCCACCTCCTTGTAGGGCTTCTGCGTGGGCCGCTCAGGGCCGGTCGGGCTCGGATCGGCCTTCGGCTCGTTGCCGCCGAGGATCGTGTCCAGCGACTGCGGGTCGGTGAGGATCACATCGCCGGTCTCGCGCGCGTTCGAGAGCGCGGCGGCGACCGCTTGCTTCTGCGGATGACCGCTCTTCACCATCTCGCTGATGTTCGAGGACACTGTCTCCTTGGAGGAGCCGGGCTCTAGCGGCATGGCAGCGCCTCTTCTTCCCTGACGCGCCGCACATGATAGCGGACCTCGTCAGCGAACCGCCAGGGGGCGATGCCTCGCTGGTTCAGGTTCCGAAGGTGGAAGTAGAGCGCCTCGCGGAAGTGCCAGAGCCACGCCGGGACAGGGTTGCCGTGCCCGAACGCCTTGCGGCCGGTCAGAGCGACGGCTGCGCGGTTCTCGGCCGCGAGCGCCAGGACGGCGTCGCACTGCGCCTGCTTGAGGACGAGGTGATCACGGACTGTTTCAAGCAGTGAGATCGCTTGGTTGCTCGCCACGGTCCAGTGCTCGACATCCTTGCAGTCGCGATGCAGGCGGGAGTGATACTGGACGTGGCCTACCCCAGTCACATCTGACAGCCAGCGGCTGAGCGCAGGGTTGGTGTTCGCCACCTTCACGACTGGGAAGACGTAGCCCCCCGTCCGCTGGAGCATGATCGAGCCTTCACCGTCGATGATCCCGGCCAGATAGCCCTTCTGGCTCTGGGTGAGGGGCATCAGGTGTGGCGACGGCTCGTCCTGGCCGTCTTGTCGGCGTCGGACTCGGGCTCGTGCGGCCCAGGCGCAGCGCCGTGCGGCGGCGGCGTGACCTTCGTGGCGGGATCGGGGTTCGGCGGCTCCTTGCCGCTCGCTTTGGCCTCCTCCTCGGCCTCGTCCGCCTGCACCTCCATCGCGTCGGCGAGCGCCGCAGCTTCGTCCGCCCTGGTCCGCTGGGCGTCGGCGGCAGCGCGGAGCTGCTCGGCGTAGGCCTTCGGGTCGAGCTGACCCTGGACCGAGTTGGCCTTGGTGAACCAGTGCGCCGCGACCTCGTCGGGGAGCTGCTGGATGCCAGCCTCGACGGCTACGACGCGCGGCCCGGCGGCCTGGGCGCGGTTGGCGTAGTCCGTGTCGTTCTCGCCTTCGTTGCGCGGCACTTGGCCGAGGTTCAGCGTGAACGGCCGAACGATGTTGACGGTCTTCGTCATGCTTCAATCTCCGTGCCCCAACGCTTGGCGTTCAGCGCGGCGGCGTTCCTCTTGGCCGCCGCCCGCACCCTCGCTTTCCATTCTGGCGTCCAAGGGCGGGGCTTGCCCTTTTTCGCCCGGCTGAGCTTCGCACGCGCTTCTGGCGTCGGCGAACGTCCTGGCAGGCCGCGCCTCGCCGTCATCCCCAGCCGGTACGCGGCCGAGGCGCGGACGCCTGCGGCGATCTTCGCTTTGGTCTCCACGCTATGCGGGACGCCCAGGCGGCGCTGGTTCCCTTTCAGGCCCGCCGAGACCTTGGCGCTGATCCGGCCACGCACCTCCAGCGATGGATCGATCAGGCCTTCGCCGCCCGCCGTCCCGTTCACCAAGCCGTCGAACGACGCGATCCAGAACCGCTCACGCTCGTGCCAGTCGTCGCCCTCGCTCAACGTCTCCAGCACCACGAGCCCCGGCCTGCGCCCTTCAACGGCCAGCTTCGCGATCCACTTGTGACGGTGGCACTTCAGCTTGCGCGCCTCGCACACATGCTCTCTGAGCCGCCGCTCTGCGTCTTTGGTCGTATAGCCCACGTAGCGGACCACGTCGGGCTCGGCAGGGTCAAAGAGGCCGTAGATGAACATGAACTTATCGCGCTAAGTCCTTGTTACAGACCGTCAAAATATTGGGCTGTCTCGGGATAGACGAACTCGACCACCCCCAGGCGGCCGAAATACGTGGTCGTCTGGAAGATGGCCCGGTACTCCAGCGGGGTGCGCTGGAGCGGGGTCATCGGGTAGCGGACCCGCAGCGGGTCCTTCGTGTAGACCACCATCCGGTCCACGGTCCCCAGCACGCCAGGGGTGCCGCCAGCGCCGCGCCCGATCAGCCACTTCAGCGGGCTGATCCGCAGCTTGCCGCCCGACTGCGTGGTGATGTTGTTTTCGAGCACGTACTTCAGCGTGCTGATGTTGCCCGCCGTCGACACCTTCTGGCTGACGATGAAGCCGAACTGAGCGGGCGGGATCAGCACATCGGCGGGCGGCACGGCCCACGCGCTGTTCTGCCAGACCGTGGTCAGCGCCGTATTGAAGTCCGCCAGGATGTCGTCCGGCGTCTTGGTCGACCAGTGCGGCGAGCCGCTCGACGCACCGTTCGCGAGGTTGTTGGCGCCGATGACGTTCGAGTTGCAGAGGCCGAAGTACCCGAGGTCGGTGTCGCCCGTGTACACCATCTCGTCGGTGTCCATCTGGTGCTTGAGCTTCAGGCCCTCGTACTTCTGGGCGTCGACCGGGCGGCCGAGCTTCTGCGCGCTCTCCAGCTCGGGGATCGTGTAGCTGACCTGTTCGCCCCAGAGGGTCAGCGGGTAGGCGGTCTTCGAGATATCGAGCTGCATGGCCGCGATGGCGTTCGCGTCCTTGCCGATCCACGACTTGCCTGCGGGCTTGACGCCGCCGGTCGAGGCGAAGGTCGAGTTCGTGAACGAGCTGACCTCGTCGGCGATGGTCACGTCCTCGCGAAGGTCGATGTCACGGGACCATGACACCGACACCAGGGGCTCGTGCAGCGTCTGGTCGAGGCGCTCAAGCTCGCCGACGAGGAACGCGCCCGTCGAGTCGATGGTGCGCGCATCGAACGTCATCAGGTTGTCGCGCGTGCGCGCCCGGATGATCGCGGGCTTCTTCGGGACCCAGAGACCGCCGCCGAGACCCGGCAACAGGGGGCTCGCTGCCTCGAAGTGGCTGGCCGGTTCGTGAAGCATCACGCCCTCCTAGATGTTGTACATGATCTCGACTTGACCCTGGATCGTGGGCGGGCCAGCCGAGGAGTTGGTGGCGTCCGCCGGGCCGGTGAAGTAGCAGCCGGGGATCGCCGCGCCGTTCGCCGCGATGGACGCATCGCCCAGGTCGCCGACCGCCGAGCCAGCGGTCGCGGTCAGGCAGACCCAGACGGGAGCGTCCTTGACCGCAGAGCCGAAGCCCATCTGGACCGTGAAGTAGCCGCGCCGGGCCCGGTCGCCGATGGTCCCGAACTGGGTCATGGGCGCGCCGGTCAGGAACGCCGCCCCCGGCCAGGAACTCGACTGGATCGGGAACGGGCGGACCAGCAGGCCGGTGATCAGCGAGACGGTGTCGGCAGCGGCCAGCGGCACGAACAGGCCCGCCACGGTCTTGCCGAACCTGCCGTAGGCCGTGAACGGGTTGGCCGGGTTGAGCGCGACCGGCTCGATGGTCGCTTGGTCCGGGCGGTTGATCGCGCCGGGGATGCCTGCCGGCATCCGGTACATGTAGGCGTTGCCGAGAGCGGCCATGTTGGTCTCCTAAACCCGGTCCTTCCAGAACTCGCGATTTCGCTTGTTCAGCTCCGCGTTGCTCGGCGGCCCCCTGTCGCCCGGCCGGGGCAGGCGATCATAGGTGGCGGCGCCGGAGATCACGCCATTGTTCCGCATGGCCGACATCGCCGCGACGGCGTTGAAGGCGGTCGTGATGGCGTCGCACGTCAGGCCGACGAGGTTCGGGCTCTCGCCCAGCACCCGGCGGACGATCTCCGACTTGACGTCGTCGGTGCGGAGCGCCTTGGCCAGCACGCGGCGCCGCAGCAGGCACGTCCCGTTCACCGCGTCGGCCGCGTCGTAGGTCGGCATCCGCGTGCCGGGGCAGATAATCTCGGCCTTGGCGACGGTGTCGCGGAAGTCAGCCAGCAGCTCGGCCGAGTCCATCACCTTGCCGCCGAACGGCCCCTTGCCCAGGCCCTTGTCCTTCTCGTCCTTCTGGGCCTTCGCGCCGAACGGCCCCTTGCCGAGCGCGTCGGTGGTGTCCTTGGGCTCCTTGCGGCCTTCCTCGCCCTCCTGATCCACCTTGGTCAGCTCGGCCTCGTTGGGCTCGCTGTCCTTCGCGGGCGTCCCGTCCGGCTCCTTCTCAAGCTCGGCCGGATCGAGCTGCTGCACCGCGCCTCCCTCGTCGTGCTCGCCGTTGCCCTCGCCCGCGCCCGCGCCGCCGCCGAGCTTGGCGAGCGCCGCCTCGACCTTGTCGAAGCGCGCGTTGTTCTGCGCGACGTGCTGCTGGAACCACGGGGGCGTGTCTTCGTGGGCCTCGCCCGTGGGCTGATCCTTGCTCTCGACCGGCCCGGCCGCGCCCTCCGGCCCAGCGCCCGCGCCGTTGGGCTTCTCGGCGCCGCCAGGGAGATGGATGTGGATGTGCTGGTCGCTGTCTTCCCGCTCTTCAGGCGGGGTCTCGCTGGTCGGGTCCAGCGTCCGCAGCGCGCTCTCCACACCCGCCTCGTCGCGGGCCCGCACCATCCGCATGATCCGGTCGGTGAGGCTGTCGCCATGCCCTCGTGCCATGTCAGCGTCTCCTATGGCGCACCGGGGACCACAGCGCCCGTGATCCACCAGCGCGACGTGATTGTAGATGATGTTCCGCTGACGCGCCTGCCCCGGTTCGGTCTGCTCGTAGCTCGCGTCGTAGCCGCAGCTCACTTCCTTCTTGCCGCGCCGGACAGCGTCGATCCCTGCCTGCTTGGTGACCAAGAAATCGGCGAGGAGCATCTGATCCATCGGCCCCTCGCCCCGGCGAGGGTTTAGGACCACCCCGACCGTGTGGTCGCTCCAGTTGCCGGGATGCACATCCTCTTCAGGGTGATCGTCCACGATGGACTTGCCGTTCAGGCTGGCGATGGTCTCCGGCCGGAAGACCTCGTCGGCGTCGCGGTAGGCGGTGATGATCCCGTCCGGCCCAGGCGTGAGGTAGTTGCCCTCGTCGTCCTGAAGCTCGCCCGGCGCGTAGAACATCGAGCCGGTCCTGGCGACGGGCACGCCCTCGCAATAGAGGAAGCCCTCCGGGGTCATCGACTGGGTCAGACCGACCGTGTCCGTCGTGTAGACCTCGCGGTCGAACGATCTCACGGCGCCGCCCTTTCCCGCGCTCGGCGCAGAAGCTGCACCTCCGACATCCGCGCCAGCGTCTCAGCCGTGTGCTGCTTCGGCCCCCTATGCGGGTAGCGCTTGATCGCCAGTCCCAGCTTCCTCCGGTGTTCGTCGCTGCGGGCAGGCAGTTTCTGGCCCCGCTTCGACGCGCTGATCCTCGCTCGGGTCTCGGCCGAGACGAACCGCCCGGTCTGGGCCGCGCGCACGCGCTCCTTGCCCTCTGGCGACATCGGGTTGGCCTGCTTGCCTGCTCTGATCCTGGCCCGCCCGGCCTCATCGAACTTGTAGCCTGCCGCTCCCCCGCCACCGTCTGTGAGGTTGTAGCCCGCTGGCTCTCGGCACCCGTGGTAGGCGATCCAGAAGCGCTCGCGCTCATCGAGCTGTGCCTGCGTGTCGCATCGCTCGATCTCGGCTACCGAGAAGGCATCGGCGCCGTGCTTGCGGATGGCGCGGCCGATCATCCACTTCGACTTCGCGTGGCGCGCGAACCGGGGCGCGAGCCCCTCGCGGGTCTGGCCGACATACTTCCGCCCGTCGATCAGGTTCGTGATCAGGTAGACGACAGCGACCATGATCGCGCGCCTCTATCCGAAGACCGCGCGCGAGCCAAGCCGGGGCCACACGGGGCGGGGGTGGCAGCGGCAGTTGGCGAACCGGCCCGCGTGCGCCGTGTAGCCCTGGATCGTCGGCGGATCGTCCCAGCGCACGAACTTGCCCTGCATCGCCCGATGCTCCGGCCGCACCGCCCCGTCCTCCATGGTTTCCCAGTAATATCCCTCCGAGCCGGCGCTCCTGGCGCGCACCTCCACCATGCTCGACGCCGTACTGCTGACCATCGTCCTGGCCAGCATCGTGGCGTGCGAGCGGCTGACCTCGCCCGAGCGCATGATCTCATCGATGTAGACGGTCGAGCGTTGCGGGTCCGACAGGCCCTGTTGCACGATGAAGCTGATCCGTTGCGCCGCCTCCTGTGGGATGGACCTGATCTGCCGGGCGTTCTCCTCAACCAGCCGCGTCAGCCACTCGCCGACCGGCACGTTCCGCAGCTCGCGCTTGATCTCGTCGCTGATCTCGCCCGCCTGCTGCATCCAGGCCCGCGCCTCCTTGCCCTTGACCTCCGCCGCCATCCGCGTCGCGGTGCTATCCGCCCACGGGCCCACCGCCTCCTCCAGCCGCGCCAGCGCTTCGGTGATCTGCGGGACGTTGGCCGGGTTCAGCGGATCGTCAGGATGCGCGCGGACCCAGGCCTTGATCAGCTCGCCAGAGATGTTGCTGAGCTTGCGGAGCTGCGCGCCGACGAAGGCCTCATGGCGCCGGACCTTCACCAGATAGTCAGGCCGCTTGCGCGCCACCTTTACGTGTCCTCGAAGACCGGCACCCCGTCGTCGTCCAGCAGCGGGATCGCCTCGTCATCGAGGATGCCGCCGACCACGGCGTGGCGATGCACGACGCGCGCCGTCATGCCCAGCACCTGGGCGTAGGCCAGCGAGCCCATCACGATCTGCGCGTCGCGCGCCGCGCCCTGCTCGATGACCGTCTCAGCGACGAGGCCGAAGGCGGCCGTGACGTCCTGCGCCGCGCCCTGCTCGGCGACGCTCTCTCCCCTGCTGACGCCGCCCGAGGGCGTGTCGAACGCCCTGCCCGCCTCGTAGATCGCAGGCCGGGTGACCGAGGAGACGACGCTCGGAGTGTCGAGGGCCGCGCCGCTCTCGGCGACGGCGAGCGGCAAGAGCCCGGCGCTGGTCACCACGTCGGCCGCCGCCCCAGCCTCGCTCACCAGCGTCAGGGAGGTCTCGACCACGCCGACGTGGGCGATGGTCAGCGGGTTGCCTGGGCCGGGCCCCGTGAGCACCCGGTAGTTGGCGGTGTCGGTCGACGTCAGCACGTCTTGGTTCGTCGCATCGGCGAACCAGCCGGTGAGCCCCGCGCCGATGGTGGCGCTCTGGTTGCCCGCCACGCCATTCTTGCGCGTCGTCAGCGTCCCCGGCCCCGTCATGGCGTTGGCGGTGACGTTGACCTTCAGGCCCGACATCGCGACGGGAAAGCCGTGCGGCGTGGCCGCCGCCGCGTCGCTCCCCAGGCCCACGCCGAGGGTGCCGCCCACCAGCGGGTAGTAGGCGGTGAAGTTCGCGCCCATCCCGCTGGCCGGGTAGCAGAAGAGGTCGTTGACCGGGGCGCTCGGGTTGACGAAGCCGATGGCGGCGCAACTTTGGCTGACCACGCCGCCGCCGGCTAGCATCGTCGCGCAGAAGAGGTCGCCGACGTTGACCGTCGTCTGGGTGGTGGTGTCTTGGAAGACGCCCGTGAGCCCAGGCCCGATGGTCGGTCCTTGGGCGCCGAGCGCCCCGTTCAGATAGAGGGTGAACTTCTGGGCCGAGGTCATCGCGTTGGCGGTGATGTTGACGCTCAGACCCTGAAGCAGCCCGGCCACGCCAACTTGCTGCTGCACGGTGGCGGTCACCGTGTTCAGCACCTGTCCGAGGCTACCGACGGGGTTGAAGTACTGACGGTTGTTGGCGCTGATCGTGTTCGTGGTGCTGCCGGTCGGGCTGGCTGCGTAGATCGCCGCGTGCGGGCTTGAGCCCAGGCGCATCTGTAGACGCGAGACGGTCGCGGCAGCGGCTGCGGTCCAGGCCAGATCGATCAGGTCGCCCTGCGCCACCACGTCGCCCGCGCCCGACGTCAGCGCCGTGTCGCTGATGCTCTGGTTGGCGTTGGCGCCGTTCTGGCGGAGCTGCCCGGTGAACGTCCCGGCCACCGTCAGCGCCGTCAGCCCCAGGAGCGTGCCCGCGACCGGCATCCTAAGCTGCGCCGCCGCCTCGGTGGCCTGCTTCGTGTAGGTCGTATTGCCGCCCAGGACGCCACTGAAGGTCCCGGCGGCCTGCGCCACAGCGCCTAGAGAGGCGGTCCCGAAGAGGGAATAGCCCATCGGCTACCCCTTCCTGGCGTAGCTGGCCGCCCCTTCGTGCTGCGCGAGGTAGTCATCCAGGCTCAGCTTCGGGACTTCGGCGATCTCGCCGTTCGGCCCATGCGCTCGCCCGTGGCGATCATCGCCGACGACTTCGGTGATGATGTCGTCCCGAGCCACGCCGGTGTCCTCCAGCGCCTTCCTGGCGAGGCTCATCGCCCGGTTCTCGCCCGCCACATCCTCGTGGCTCGCGCCCGCGCCCGCATGGTAGGCACAGGGGCGCAGCAGCTCGGTGGGCTCGCCGTCCGGCTCGCGGATCGCCAGCACGCAGCCGCAGTGCGCTGTCCACTCCATCAGAGACCCACCGAGTAGCCGACCGTCACGGTGTCGTTGGCCAGGACCGAGCGGTCGCCGCCCTGGAAGAGCCCGGCGCTGATCAAGACGCCGCCAGCGTTCATGACGCCGTTCGTCGCGCCCGCGCCACCGACGAGGAAGCAGCCCTTGATGATCCCGGTCCCGGTGATCGCGAAGCCAGGGTTCGCGCTGAGCGACTTGACGCCCGCCGAAGCCGCCGCCCAGGCGCACGCGCCACGGGTGCTGCTCATGGTCGGCGCGTTGGTGGTGCCCGCCTCGGTCCAGCCCGCGTGGCTGGCCATCGTGTCGGCCGCCGAGATCGCCGAGTAGCCGACCGACGAGATCAGCCCCATGAACTCGACCGCCGTGTAGGCCGCGCCCGCCAGCGCCTGATCGAGCATCAGGTTCTTGCCGACCGTGACCACCGTATTCGCGAAGCGCTCGCGCCAGCGCAGCCGTCCCTCGGCGTCGTGGCACCATGCCTCGAACTGACCCCTGGCCGACAGTTGGTCTAATACCAAACCAGACCGGGAGATGGCGGGGTAGATATCATCATGCGCCGCGAGAATGTCGCGCTGATCCATCTCAGTCCTCCCGCGCGTCGATCACGGCCTGGGCCGCCTGATCGATGTCCTGCTGCGTGACGGCGCCGTCCTGCACCGCCTTCGCCGCCTTCGCGACGCGCTGCTCGGCCGCCGCCAGATCGCGCTGCATGACCGCCTTCGCGCCCTCGTGCGGCGTGGTCTCGATCAGCGTCTTCAGCGTCGCCAGATCGGCCGCCGCGTTCTGCGCCTCCTGCTGCGGGCCCTCCAGCTTGGCGAGATCGGCTTCGAGGCTCTTCAGGTCGGCCATGTCAGCCCTCCAGCGCCATGATGATCAGGGTGTCGGCGATGTTGCCGACCGCCAGCAGCGGCGCCGCCACCTTCAGGTCTTCGTCCGCGACGTAGGCTACCTGCGAGAGCGTCAGCACGCCATCGATCTGGCCAGCAGGCACCAGCCACTGGCCGATGGCGACGCCGCCGGAGCTGACCGGGCAGACGTAGTCGCTGGCGGGCGCGACGCCGACCCGCATCCGGCAGTTGGCGAGCACGACGGTCTGGGCGTCGATGAACTCGTACCAGAAGAGGATCGCGCCCGGCGGCGGCTGGCCCTCGCGCACGCCGATGATCTCCTGCGCCGCGTCCTGGCCGGTCAGCCCCTGCTCCCCGGTCATCGAGATGATCAGGGTCGGGGGCGGCGCCGGCGGCGAGCCGGGGACGATGTCAGCGGCCGACAACGGCGAACCTCCTGACGGGCACGGGCATCACCTGGGTCGGCTCATCGGTGTAGGCGCGCACGATGAACATCCCCTCCCAGCGCACGACGCCGTTGTCATCGCCGGTGGTGATGTCGCGCAAGCTGAAGTAGGGGCCGACCTTCGGGTTGCCGCTCATGTCGACCAGCGCCACGTCGCTCTGGGTGAGCGTCAGCATCTGCTGGTCGGGGTGACCGAGGATCGGCTTCAGCAGCGTCTGGAAGGCGCCGTCGACCTCGAACTCGTAGACGCTCTGGCTGACGTCGAGCGGGTTGCCCGCGCCGTCCTGAAAGGCGATGGCGAGCGGCGCCGCCGTCCGACCGTGGAGGCGCAGATTGCCGCAGCCGTCGATCCAGGCGGGCTGATAGACGACGACCTGGGCCGGAGGAGGGGTCGTGGCCATGCCCGGCTCCTCTACCCTAAGAGCGCCTCCCGCGCGAGGGTCCGCCGCGAGCTGATATCAGTGGGCCCTTGAAATGTCTGGTCGCGATACCTATATGTGGTAGGTGAGGCGCGGCCGGAGTGGTCGCGACGAAGGCCCCGGAGGAGCCATGAACATAGGTCCCGTCATCCGCCCGAAGACCGGGCACAACCGCTACTGCGGGCCGGCGGCGCTCAGCGCCATCTGCCGCATCGACACCGCCAAGGCGGCGGAGGTGCTGCGCGAGGTCACCGGCAAGAAGTCGATCAAGGGCGTCTGGGAGGCCCAGATGGTCCGCGCCCTGATGAAGCTCGGATACCGGGCGCTTCAGATGCCGACCCCCAAGGAGCAGTCCCTGGCGGCGTGGCTGAAGACCAGCAACCTGAAGGTCCGTGGAGCCAAGGTCTACCTCGTCGCCGCCGGCAACCACTTCGTCACCATCCAAGGGCGACGCGGCGTCTGCACGCTCTCCGATGGCGAGGTGGTGGCGCTCAGCAAGCTCAAGAGGCGCCGGGCCAACGTTCGGTCGGTCTTCGTGATCAGCAAGAAGACAGCGCCGCCGCCCGTGCAGCGGGTGCCCGGCGTCAAGCCGAAGGTCCCCGCCAAGCTCCTGCCGCTGAAGACCGTGGCTGCGGCCGAAGCGTCCCTGGCCAAGGCCAAGATCGCCGCCGACGCCGCCCTGGCGAAGCTGCGCGCGGAGGAGCTGCGGCTCGCCGCCACCAAGCGGTGGGTCGCCGAGCAGAAGGTCCGCGACGAGAAGAACGCGGAGGCGCGAGCCCGGCGGAAGGCCAAGCTGCTGGCCGCCGAGCACGGCATCGAGATCGAGATCGACCAGATCGAGCCGGGCTACCGCCACTACTGGGTCACCGGGCCGGAGGCGATCTACCCCGGCGACGAGGGCGATCCCTGGAAGGGCGACCATATCGGCCACGGCTGGGAGGAGGTGCTCGACCGGGTCGAGGTCTACGTCGAGGACATCAAGAAGCGGAAGGAGGTGGCGTGATGTCCGAGACCTACGTCAAGACCTTCAAGCCGAGCCCGCGCGGCCCCAAGCTCCGCTTCGCCGACGAGACCCTGGCCGAGCGCTTCCGCGACCCGAAGAAGGACGGTGAGGTCTGGCTGGCCCGCGAGCTTGGCCAGCACGCCCCCGACAACTCGGTGGTGCGCCGCATCCTGCTCGACGCCAAGCGCTACGTCATGGACGACGACGCGCTGAAGCTGGCAGTCGATCTCTCGGAGAGCTGGCCGCGCCAAGTCCTGCATCAGCTCGACGCCATCGAGATGCCAGCAAAGGAAGGGGTGTGGATCGAGTTCAGCTCGCAGACCCTGACACGGCAGCGGCTGAAGTATGGGACCCTGGAAGACGCGCCCGCTGATCGCCCGCCCACGGCGCGCTGCGGGATGCTGATCAAGGACCGGGGCGACGGGCTGATCCAGACGTGGTGCATCGAGGACGGCGACCCCGACGAGTTCGGCCAGCGCGAGGGCCTGATCGTCGCGTGGCCGATGAGCTACTGCATCAGCCTCAACGGCCCGCGCGAGGCCCATCGCGGCCAACGCGGGCAACCGGGGTGGACCGCGCTCTGCTGGGGCTACGGCTCACAGGTGGAAGACCTCGCACTGCTCGACGGGCGCGCGTGGCCGACGATGGACCCGAGCTTCATGAAGCTCTTCGCGCAGCAGCAGGGCGTGGGCAAGCTCATGCACGAGCTGCGCGGCTGGACCCGGCTCACCGTCGCGATGCTGGCGCTGCTCTCGACCGTCGCCTCCATCGTGGAGGTGCCGCGCCCTGCCGGCCACGCGCGGATCGGCGGCCTGATGCGGCCCCGGCTGAAGAGCGACCGGCTGGTGATCTACGTCCCCCGCACGATCCGCAAGCCGGTCCCGTGGGCGCGGAAGATCATCCACCAGAGCGCCCAGCACCGGCGCCGCCTGCACGAGGTCTCCAAGCACTGGCGCCACCTCGACCATCTGCCGAAGGCCCCAGGCTGGGAGCCGGTCCTCATCGGCAACAAGTGGATGTGGCGCAAGGAGATCGCGTTCCACCTCCGGGGCGACCCGGACCTGGGGGTGGTCGAGCACCGCGAGACGTTCGTCAAACTGAACAAGCGATACCGTCAGATCACGGAGGAGACCCATCATGGCGACAACGACACGTAAGCGATACTGGATGAGCGCGGTGGACGAGTTCGACTCGTTCGGGCGGCTGATCGTCGGCGAGTTCATCGACGGGCGGATCGGCCCGCAGTGCGGGAACACGCTGGCCTGGGCGATCTTCACGCCCGACTCGTGGAAGCACTTCGGCTTTGGCAGGCTGGGCACTGGCTACGGCCAGCGCTACGTGAAGCAGCCGGACGGCCGGTGGCTGAAAGTCGACGGATAGGATCATGACCGACGCACAGCTCGCAGCAGCGGCGACGATCCAGGCGATTGCCGAGGAGTTCAGCGAGACCGAGAAGCGCTGGAGCCCAACCGATCTGCGCCGCCAGGGCAGGCGGCTGCTCGAAGCGCTCGAAGCCATCGTGCCGAAGGAAACGATATCTCCCCTTGAATAGGAAGGGTAGAATAGATATCTAAGACGTGCGGCCGGAGAGGTCGCGCGAGAGAGGTCTGGAGGACCGAACAGCATGAAGAACCTGAACGCCTACAAGGCGATCCTCGCCGAAGCCGAAGCCGCCGCCGTCGAGGCGATCAAGGCCAACGCCGGACGCGAGAACCGCTTCGCCTTCGACTGCGGCTTCGCCTGGGCCGTGATCGAGGACGGTAGGTCCGATCTCTACAAGGCGGCCAAGCAGGCCAAGTCCGGCGAGCCCGGCTACGGCCACAAGAACTACGGCGCGCCCGGCTGGCAAGTCTGGATGCCCGGCCGCCACGGCTCCGGCTTCAACGGCCAGAGCGTCGGCATCTTCGAGGCGGGGGCCCGCGCCTTCGCGGAGGTGCTGAAGAAGCACGGCTTCGCCGCCCACTGGTCGAGCCGTCTGGACTGACCCCGGAGAGAACCATGATCATCGTCCAAGTCCACCACAACCAGACCGGCAGCGCGCTCTACGAGCACGTCGCCAACGTCAGCTACCAGGGCGAGGATGTCGAGCACGCGCTCGACTACGCCTGGGAGCGCACCCAAAACATCGACGGCTCTTGGTCGCGCGGGATCACCTACCCGGACGGTCAGCGCAACGCGGACTACTCCGCGCACATCGAGCGCCTCGCTCCGCTGCCGGTCTACGACGGCAAGACCTTCGGCCTGCGCTCCTCGATGGTCGGCGACCGCTTCGTGATCGAGGGCGTCGGCGCCTGGAAGGTCGCCGGCTGCGGCTTCGAGAAGGAGGCCGCATGAGCGCGAGCAAGACCGAGCAGCGCGTGCTGCGGAACGTGATCCGCAAGCTCGGGCCAGACGCCCAGGTCAGCGGCGAGGGGCGCGAGCACCTGAAGGCGCTCCGCATCTACCTCGACACCTGGGTGATCGCGCCGCTCGAACTGCTGGCCAAGGAGGATCGGACTTCCTGGGACCTCCGCCACGCCGACGATCTCGCCCGATGAGCCGCGAGATCGACCGCCTGAAGTGCAAGGCCAGGAAGCTGTACCGCCGGATGATGCGCGAACTCGACACCGTGGACTGCGGCATCTCGATGCTCAGCTTCATCCGCCCCAGCTTCGGCCGCCTCGTCGCCGAGTACGACGCCACCATCGCCCGCCTGCGCGAGATCGATCCCAGCTTCCCCAAGGAGAAATCCCGATGATCACCCAAGCCCAGCGCGACCGGGCCTACCACGTCCTGATGGCAGCTCTCGCCGAGGAGGCCGCAGTCCGCGAGCTGCCCGACGCCGAGCTGACCGAGAAGTCCAACGCCATCTGGGACGACTGCTACGGCGACAAGGAGACCCCATGACCGCACCGACCCACGTCCAGGGCCACGCGGTGACCGCCGCCGAGCCCGCCCTGCGCGGCGGCTACATCCTGCTGGTTGACCAGGGACCGGGGCGTCAGCTCCGCTGGGTCACCGGCTGGCTGGCCACCGGCGAGACCGTCCCGGCCTACCGCAACTACTTCCACGCCGAGGGCGCAGCCCGGCTGGATTTCACGCAGCGCTGCGAGAGAGGATGCTGACCCCATGAACGACACCTTCGACCTTCACTTCTCGACCGAGAACGCGGCCTTCGAGGACGCGCCGCTGACCGAAGTGGCGCGCATCCTGCGGAACCTCGCCGACCGCGTCGAGCGCATCACCGGCGGCTATCCGGCCGGCACGGTTGTCGATGTGAACGGCAATACCATCGGCCACTGGTCCCACAACGCCAGCGGCAGGGCCTGATATCAAACCCTTGCATTTTGGCCAGGGAATACATATCTAAGTGATGCGGCCGGAAGCGCCGCGAGAGATGAGCCTGGAGGGCTCAAGACCATGACACTCTCGGAAGCCGTCGAACTGCGGGACTTCATCGCGGCCCTAGGCGGCTGCGAGCACGCCGCCGTCAAGCGACACCGCGCCGGCTACAAGCTGGTCGTCCGCTTGGTCGGCGAGCCGCCCCGCAGCTACGTCAACCACGACCGCGCCTTCAACCACTACTGCGCCTCGCTGGACGAGGAAGACGCATGAGCCACCTCCCCTTCCACTACGTGAGCCCGGCGGGCAACGAGGTCTGGAGCCGCGAGCCGATGAGCCCGGCCGACCTGATCGAGCATGACGCGATGATCGCGGCGATGCCCGACGAGCCCGAGCCCGACTACGACGAAGACCCCGACGCTGACGGCTACGGCTGGGAGCGCAAAGCCCTGAGAGGGATCGAATGACCGTGTCTTGGAAGCCCGAAGTGATCGCCGATAGCACCGGCAAGTGGGCGGGCAACGCCCTGCGCTTCGCCACCAAGGAGGAGGCCGAGCAGAACGTCCTCGCCCTCTCCCTGCGCTGGCTCGCCGTCCGCGAGACCCGCGTGGTCGAGTGCGACGATCCCGTCAACTACGCATGGCGCGATGGCGCGCTCGTGCAGGTCTGAGAAAGGACCCCCCGATCATGGCCCGTAGAGCAGCAGGCTCCCGCAACCACCCCGTCCAGGCCGACCTCGCAGGCGCGCTCGGCGACGGCACCTCCGAAGTCGAGGAGCTGAAGAACGAGATGGAGGAGTGGGCCGAGAGCCTGGAGAGCAACAGCATGGAGCATCTCCCGAAGTACGACGAGGTGACCGAGGCCAAGGACGCGCTCGAAGCCGGGCTCGACACCCTCCAGGGCATCGAGGTCCCCGAGTTCTTGGAGAGCATCGACGCCAGCTACACCCAGGACACCCGGCGCAAGGCCCAGTCCCGCTCCTACCGCCTGGGCAACGCCACCAACGCCATCGAGGCCGCCAAGGACGCGGCCAACTCCTGGCTGGAGGAGAACGACGAGCTTGAGCTGATGTCCGACGCCGACGCCATCGAGGATGGGGCCGAAGAGGTGACCCAGGAGATGGTGGACGAGCGCCGCTCGCAGCGCGACGACGCCGAGCAGTTCGCCAGCGAGGTCGAGAACGCGCTCGGCGAACTGGAGAACGTCAGCTTCCCGAGCATGTACTGATGAACGAGCAAGCCATCGCCTCGATCCGCGAGTACCTCGAAGCCCTGGAGTCGCTGGCGGCCAAGTACCTGCGCTCCGGCGCCCAGTCGCCGCACCGCTTCCTGCTGGATCAGGGGCGCGCCTTCCGGGTTGGGTCTAATACCTACAAGGGTCGGCGCGACGCCCCGAAGGAGTGCTACAGCAACGCTGGCAGGCGCGCCATGCAGCCGGACAGCAAGCTCCTGTACGCCGAAGGCTACACCACCAGCGTCGGCTACATCCCGATCCCGCACGCTTGGCTGGTCACGCCGGACGGCGAGGTGATCGACACCACGCTGAAGGGCGGCGACGAGGAGTATGGCGAGCGCGGCTACTTCGGTCTGGCGTTCACGCCCGAGTACGTCGCCAAGACCACCGCCAGGACCGGCTACTGGAGCCTGCTGGACGACATCGCGCCCACCCGCCACGACATCATGCTAGGGAACACCAGCGGCATGCTGGCGGATATCTCGCTCTTGAAATCCGGCCCGGAATAGATATCTATGAGGTGCGGCCGGATGGTCGCGTGACCCACGGATCGGAAAGACCCAGATGCTGCCAGCCCAACTCCTCGCCAAGCTCCAGACCGAGATCATGGCCCTGGAGATCGCCAAGGTCGGCGGCTCGAAGCTCGCCGAGCTGAAGGCCCAGGCCGCCCAGGCCAAGGCCGTCGTCAACGCCAAGTAAGGAACCCCTGATGAGCCTCCACAACGAACTCTACGGCCGAATGGTGATCGGCCAGCCCGAGCCGGAGATCGGCATGGGCGCCTCGATCCTCTCCTACTCCGACCGCCACGCCGCCAGCGTGATCGAGATCGCCGAGAAGTACCGGGTCGGCGGCAAGGGGTCCTACGCCTCGCTGGCGGAAGCCAAGCTCGCCGCCCAGGCGCTGTTCGAGCGCAAGGGCGTCGTCGTCGGCATCGAGCGCGCCGAGATCGTCATCGCGGTCCAGCGCGACCACGCCAAGCGCGTGGACGACAACGGCATGAGCGAGAGCCAGGAGTACGAGTTCAGCCCCAACCCGAAGGGGATGATCGACCACTTCCGCAAGGCCAAGGACGGGCGCTGGGAACAAGTCTGCCGGAGCCAGAAGGGGCACTGGAGAAAGAGCGGCGGCTACGGCCTGCGGCTCGGCGAGCGCCTCGCCTACCACGACTTCAGCTTCTGAGGAGGGAGCCCATGAGCAAGTACCGACAGACCCACCTCGAAGTGAAGCGGCACCTCGGCGAGCCCGCGCGCATGACTGCGATCTGCGGCTTCGACTACACCTGGGAGAAGAACTTCACCCAGGACGAGGCCAAGGTCACCTGTCCAACGTGCCTGGGCCACATCCACCGGCGGCTCCTCGCCGAGCGCCCGGCCGACGCCCCCAAGCTGGCGCTCGACATCGACCGCGACCAGTTCAACGGCGCCTACCGCTACGTCTACAGGGCCCTGCTCGGCGGCGAGCACGTCGCCTGGGTCGTCTACGACGGCGCCTACGGCAAGGCGCGCTGGCGGCTCTGCGTGATCAACCGGCCGAACGACAAGGACAAGCGCACCATCGGCTACCAGCTAGCCCGCGACGAGGACGAGGTCGGCGCCTACAGCCGCATCTCGCTCGGCTTTCCGACCAAGGAGGCCGCGCTGATGGCGGTCCCCGAGCTGCGCGCCGGTGGCCGCCTGCGGACGCTGCCAGAGCTGAACGAGCTGCACGCCGACTCCCAGCGCCGCCAAGCGCGCTGGAAGATCGAGCGGGCCGCCGAGGCCAAGCAGGAGGCCGAGGATCGCGAGATCATGCTGGCGGGCATCGAGAGCCTGCTGGCCAGGGGCGACCTCACCAACATCGAGCGCGCAGCGGTCACCCTGATGCAGCGCCGCATCCCCCAGGCCAAGGAGGCCGCATGAGCATCTTCGATGACGTCCTCAAGCCGATCTTCGCGCCGGGCAACCTGCGCGACGTGATGCGGCGCTACGGGGAGGCGGGCCGGGTCGATCTGGTCGGCACCTTCCCGAAGGCCGACGCCGAACATCTGGTCAGCGTGCTGAAGGCCGTTGGCTACGACGTGTTCATCCGCGAGGAGCAGGCATGATCCAGCGCCTGAACGTCGAGCCGGACGGCTTCTGCCGCATCTACTACCGCGACGGTCGAGGCCCGCTCTACTGCTGGCAGAACGACCACGACGAGCGCTGGAGCTTCTACCGTTGCAGCCGCGACGGCGAGCCCAGCCACATGGTCGTGCTGCGCGATCAGCCGCTCTGCCCGCAGGGATCGCCGACCGCCGAATGGCTCGCGCTCCGTGGCGAGGTCGGCCTATGAGCGGCCCGCTCTGCAAGGTCTGCGGCAAGCCGGTGCCGAAGACGACGAGCTACCACGAGTTCGGCGTCGAGCACATCAGTCGCAGCCCGTCCTGGGTCTGCCACCCGGAGAAGCCCGCGACGCGCGAGGAGGCGCAGCGCCTCGTCAACGGCCAGATCATCTCGATCAAGATGTCCTGGCGCGGCGACAGCCCGCGCTACGTCGCCAGAGCCAACGTCTGGGACGGCGAGAGCTACGAGTGGGACGGGAACTTCCACGCCCAGTCGTGCGCCGCCGCCTTCGGCGCCGCGATGGCTCTCCAACATCCCACCTTCGGCATGCCCGCCTACCACGCGGCGATGAAGGAGCGCGCATGACCATGACCTGGGTGCGCCTGCATCCCGAAGCCACCTTGGAGCACGTCGGCCTGATCCCGTCGTTCCTCGACGCCGACGATCCGCGCCCGGCGGCCGAGCAGTTCAACGCGCGCTACCAGTTCGGCGGCTGGAGCCCGCTGCCCCGCTTCACGCTGATCGAGGGCCTGGGACTGAGCTACCCCGGCGACCCCATCCTCGCGCCGCTCTACGCCACGCGGCTGCACGACGAGATCGTCGTGATCTACAGCGCCGGCTTCGTCGCCATCGTCCAGCCGGGCGGCACGTTCGAGGTGTCGAGGCTGGATTGATACCCGCGCATTGACTACGTAAGCTGCCCTGATACCAGCGAGCGCTTGCACTTCAGGGGGAGGACCCGAGCCAAGGAACCCAGATGAGTACGACCGAGACCGATGATCGCCGACAGCTCGTCCTGCGCCTGCCGCCCGATCTGTTCGCGCGGATCGAGCGCTTCACGTCCGACCGGGGTGGCTCGCGCCACAGCGCAATCCTCTACCTGCTCGACCTGGGCATCGGGAACGACACCGAGATCGCCCGCCGCGTCGACGTGGTGAAAGCGAGGATCAAGGCGAAGCTGGAGCGCGACCTCGCGGACACGGCGGTCTGATATCAGATTGCAACGTCGCGCCCGCGTCGCCATATCAAGAGTGAGAGGAGTGCTGGCATGGCCAGGAAACCACTGAGCGACGAGGAGAAGTACAAGCGAGCCTATGACGGCTTCGACCTCAGTGACGACGACTTGGAGGGGGACGACCCCGACGACGCCGAGATGGATCGGTACATCAAGAGCGTGCAGGACGGCACCTACAAGCCCGAGGAAGACGCCGACCTGATCGAGCCGAAGAAGCCCGCCTAGAAGTTGCCGCCGCGCTCGATGAGCTTCGGCGGCGTGTCACGCGGGACATCGTTGTCCCAGGCCGACCAAGTGTCGGCGATCTGGGTCAGCTCCTCGAAGTTCTTCTCGTTGTCCACGTTCTCCAGAATGATGTCGGGATCGACGTAGCGTCCGCGCAACGACGGATCGCCGCCCTCCTTCGCCGCCTTGATGCCGGGGCTGAAGCGCCGGTCGATGGCGCGCTGAGCCGCCTTCAGCCTGGGCAGATGCATGTAGTGCGCGTTGACCTTGTAGCCCGCCCTCTTGAAGGCGTTCCCCTTGGCCATGACGCCCTTGCGGGTCTTCATCGTGGCGTCGAGCACGACGTTCAGCTTGTGCCGCCTAGCGAACCTCAACACACGGTCGAGGATGTCGCTCGACTCCTCGTGAACCTCCCAGGCGTTGTCGCCGGTGTACTCCGGCAGCATGTGCTTGATCACGTCGGCGTCGAGCACCAGCGCGTGCTGGCTGTCGTAGAGCTTGTCCTTGAACCACGACTTGCCCGAGCCGCCCCGGCCGCCGAGCATCGTGAACTCCGGCTGCTGACCCGGCAGAGGCGTGGCGCGGCTGATCGCTTCGGGACTGAGCAGGCCCTCGTAGAACTTGGTCTGGCCGGGGTGCTCGCTGTCGATGCCGCGCCGGCCCTTCTTCATGATCGCCCGTTGCAGATGCCTGCGATCCCTGGTGTAGGCGCGCTTGGTCGCCGGGTCGTGGTACTTGGCCTGGGTGTCGCCCCGCATCTTGTCCCTCTTGATGTGCGCCCGCGTCTCGTTCAGCTCCGCGATCTGCGACGCTGGCGTCGTCGCGGCAACCTGCTCGCTGGTCAGGCTCGGATCGTCACGCAGGCTGTTCAGCCGCGATGTCGCGCCGCTTGAGGGGCCATGCACGAAGGGATGGCCAGCGAGGCTCAGCGGCACCCAGTGCGTCGCGGGCGGCGCCTGCGGCCCGGTCGAAATGCCGTGGACGTGGATGTGGGTCGCGCCGCCCGTGCGCTTGCCGATGGGCTGCTCGAAGATCGCCTGCTCGCCGCCCTTGCGCCAACTCGGGTAGGGGTGGAAGCCAGCGGCGTGCTCCTCGGCCTCCTCCTCTTCCATCAGCGCCCGCTCCTCTTCGGCGTACTCCTGCGCGCCTGCCCCGGCCCTGCCAGCGCTCGTCAGCTTGGCGTAGAACCCCCTGCCCTGCGCCTGGGTCGGCCCGCCGCCGGCGCCCTTCGTCCACTCGCCGCCGCCGGGGCCCTTACCCTTCCGGGGTTCGCTTGGGTCGTAGTCCGCCGTCAGGTGGATGTGGACGTTCCGACGCCTCCCCATCGTCACCTCCCGCGAGCTGCTCAGCCATCCAGCCCTCTACATCCGCCCAGGTCGCAGGCCCAGGCCTCGCCTTGCCGTAGGTGACCACGTTGGCGGGTGGCTTGCCGTCGTTGCGGATCGTCATTCCCAGTCCGCCATGATCTTCCTCACCGGAGGCAGATGCTCGGCCTTGGCGAGGTCGAACCAGTACTGGCCCCACTTCTGGAGCGGCTTCGGCAGCGCGTCCACGCCGCGCGTCACCATCATGTAGAACAGCTCGGCCGTCGCTTCCTGCGGCTTCGTCGCCGCGTAGCCGCTGACGTTCGACTGGAGCCACGAGCCGGCGTGCCGCGTCCAGTTCTCTCCCCAGGCGCCGGTCAGCTCGCGCTCAAGCTCCCTGCCGAGCGTCGCCGTCATCGTCGTCTCCGAGAGGATGTCGAGAACGTGCCCGAACTCGTGGATCGCCGAGGCGCGCATCTCGTAGCTGGCGAGTTGCTCGGGCGTCGCATCCTTCATCTTCGACATCTCGACCGCCATCATCGGGGTGAACGCATGCACCCCGTGCGCCTGGGCGGGCTTCGAGTTGGCGTTGATCAGGATGAACTGGTCTCCCTCGCCGTTGTTGACCGTCTCCATGACGACGCCCTGGTCGAGGTCTTGGGTCGCCTCGCCGGCGCCGAAACTGGTCGCCCCGCCTTGCGCGCGCAGCGACGAGTAGGCGACGCCGATCTCCTCCTTGATCTTGTCGGCCAGCGCCCCCAGGCCCTTCGAGCGCAGCACGCCGACCGCCATATCGAAGCCGCGCGCCGCCGCCATCATCCGCGCCGGGTCCTTGGGCGGCGTATCGTCGGCGCCGAGCCATTCGCGCGCGGCGACCGGCACCCAACGCACGAGGTAGCCCGCCCGCCGCAGCTCGCTCTTCGGCTCGACCACCGCCTGCTCGAAGGCTTCGTGCTCAGCCCTGTGCTTGGCTTCGTAGCTCTTCTGCCAGCGCTCGGCGCGCTCGGAGCGCCGGTTGAACTCAGCCTCTTCGGCGGCCGGCGTCAGCTTCTCCGGCTCGGTGTGGACGTGGATCGTCGGGCCGCCGCCGAAGCTGCCCGAGCCCTTCACGGTGAACTCGCCGCCGCCGGGCCCCTTGGCCTTCCTGGGATGCTCGCGCTCCTCCCAGGCGTCGCCCTGGTGGACGTGCAGGTAGACCTGGGCGTCGTGCGTCGGCAGCTCCAGGCCCACCAGCTTGGCGACGTCCTCGGGGCGCGGGTTCTCGCCCAGCCTGTCGTGGATCGTCTCGAACAGCGTCAAGAGGCCCGCGAGGTTCTCGTAGGTCTCGGCCAGCTTGGCGAGCCCGACGTAGCCCTTCGGCTGGTACATCGCCGCCAGCGCGTCCAGCGTGATCTCCGGGTGCTTGCCCAGGAACGCGCGGATCGCCCCCGCCTTGGCCAGCAACTCGTCGCGGAAGTTCGAGGTCTTCTTGCCCTGCGCGGCCAGCGACGCCGCCCAGGTCACCGCTTGCAGCTCGCGCGGCTCCCAGCGCATCTGCTTGGCCCACGCCAGGATGATCGCCTTGCCGACCTTGTGCTGAACATCGGAGACGCCCGAGCCCTCGTAGCCCTCGAACAGGAAGCGGCCCATGTGCCGGTCAATCGGCGTGCCGGTGGGATCGCCGCTGAGCGCCTTGTCGAACTCCGAGACCTTCGGCCCGCTGATCGGCAAGCCGTGCTGTAGGTTGTTGAGCTGCACTAGCCACGCAGGCAGCAGCTTGTAGCCGTACTCCTTCTCAAACTCCGGCGGCGTCGGCCAGCGCACCGCCGACACGCCCTTCGGCAGATCGGGGAACTGGCCGCCGCTCAGCAGGTAGGTCATCAGGTCGACGCCGACGACGACGTTCTGCTTGGGCGCGTTGTTGATCGAGGCGATGGCCAGCGCCTTCTCGAACTGCGGCTCCTGCTTGCCGAACAGCTCGCGCGCCAGCGGACGGTGATCCTCGTACCACGTCTTCCAGCTTTCAGCCGCCGCAGCCGCCGCCATCGCCCGCTCGATGTCTACCCTGACCCCCACGCCCTTCGCGGGCGACTTCGGGTGCTGGGTCTTGTAGGCGGCGACCGCCTTCTCGGCCGCTTCCTGGGCGACCGCCAGCCAGGACGACTTGCCGGTGGGATCGCCATGCTCCAGCGTCCACGGCGCAGTCGGCTTCGGCGCAGGCGGATGCACCTCGACGTGCGTCGTCGGACCCTCGTGCGGCGTCGTGATGTGGACGCCGCTGAGCTGGCCGCCGGTCCCCTTCGGCGCGAACCGGCCAGGGAAGTGCGAGCCGATCTGGCGCGGATGCTCGGCCTCCACGAACACCTCCTGATCGCCGACATGGAAGTGGAAGAGGCGCTGCCCGCTCAGCTCGGCTTGTCGGACGGCTCGGTCTTGGGTTTCGGCGAGGGCCTTAGCCCACCGATCACGAAGCCGCCCCCACTCTGCGGGTCCCACTCGATCTCCGGCGGCAGCGATGAGGGCCTCGTAGGCTTTTCGTCCTTCGGCTCGCTGTTCGGCATCGCTCGTCCCCTCGTAGTGCTCGGCGCCGATGAACTCCGCATCGCCCGGCGTCGCCCGGAACTTGGCCTTGTGGCTCCTGGCGTAGGTGGCCACGCCCTGCGCCAGTGATCCGTCCGTGTCCGCTATGTAGACCATCGCGCCGTTGGCGGTAGGCACAAGCGTATGATTTTCCAGCCCATTCCCCAAGAGCGCGCGGTGGATGTCGTCCAGCGAGCCGGTGGCGAGGCCCGAGTACATGATCCCTTTGCCCGCCGGGTTCGCCGCGAAGCTCAGCACCGCCTTCTGCTGCCCGAGCCACCCCTTCATCGCCGCCGAGAGCCTAAGCTGCTCGGGCGTGGCGGCCGGCGCGATCATCACCGTCGTGCTCTCGGCCCCGTCCTTCCAGGCCCCGATGGCGCTCTTCTCGGACTTGTTCGAGATACCGACCGTCAGGTCGACGTCCTCGGCCGCCGCCTGGAAGAGCTTGTGCCTGCGGCTGGCGATCTGCGCCTGGGCGGTCGCCATTGCGTGCGCGCTGGTCATCGGCGGCAACTCGCGGACGTTCGGGCTCGCGAAGGTCTCGCCGCCAGCGCCGCTGGTGAACTCCCCGCCGCCCGGCCCCCTGGCCCTGCGCGGGTGCTGGGCCTCGACCCACACATGCTGGTCGTCGTGCGTGGCAGCGCCCAGGTGGCTGAGCGCGACCTCGCGGATCACCTCGCCGCCGATCCGCCAGCCGGAGTCATCGAAGCTGTTGTAGCCGCGCGCCTTCAGCGCCGCCCTGACCTCCTTCAGCGGGATCGAGGCCAGGAGCTGCGCGTCGTAGCCGCCCTTGCCGAAGGAGAGCGAGATCGCGCACGGCTTCGATGGCCCGCGCGCGCGGAAGCCGACGCCCGGCTCGAACCCGCCGCCGCGATGGGCGATCATCGGCTTGTACGGGCCGACCGGCTTCCTGATCGTCGCCGTGAAGACATTGATGTGGCTACCCGAGCCGCCGACGCCCTGCGGCGAGTCGAAGTCGTCCACATGCGCCAGATGCTCGGCGACGCCGTAGCTGTTCCCCGTATTGCGCTCGGTCAGGTGGCCTTCGCCCTCGGACCCCAGGCGGAACATCAGGAATGGCTTGCCCGGCTCCGGCACGCCATCCAACTCCGGCGGCACCAGCTTGCGGGTGGCCTCGCCGCTGCGCGCTTTCAGCAGCTCGCCCGCCCACTTGCCGCCCGGATCGCGCGCCTCGCCAGGATCGAAGCCCGCGTCGACGTGCAGGAAGACCCGCCCGCTCATGTGACCGGCGCCCGCAGCCTCCGCACGTTGTTCGGCGGCGCGGTGTGCCCCTGCGCGTTCAGGCTCGGCTTCGGCGGCAGCTCCTTGCTGGCGCCTTCGAGGTGCGGCACCGGCGGCTTGCCGCTCGGCGGCTTGCCCTTCTCGCCCGGCCCTTCACCCGGCTTCGGCGGGCCAGCGGCCCCAGGCGGGCCGCCCATCATCGCCGCCAGCATCTCGTTCTGCTGCTCCTGCTGCATCTGCTCGGAGATCGGCGGGTCGGCTTGCGCCTCGGCGATGTCTTCCGCCGTGATCGTCGTCCAGATGCCGGTGATCTCGCTCGACTGCTTCAGCTCCTGAAGCGCGCGCTCGCGGTCCACGATCTGCGCGTCGAACGCCTGCACGATGGCGGTCGTGGTCGAGGCCGCGATCTCGCCCCTCTCCTTCTCCGTCATTTCGCGCAACGGCTTGAAGGTGAAGCCGAAGGTCGTTGAGCCGCCCTTCTGGATCGGCTTCTGCAACGGCTGCGGCGGTTCCCGCTGCGGATCGCCCGGCTGCGGCGGCGCCAGATCGTGCGTCGGCTGCGGGTGCAGCATCGGCGGCTTCTGCGGCTGGAGCTGCCGCTGCGGCTGGAGCTGCTGCTGCCCCATCGGCTGCTCCTGCGGCGGCCGACCCAGCACCGAGCGGTGGACGACTTGCAGGAGCGTGTTCAGCGGCCGACGCAGCTTCGAGTTCTGCTCGCTGGCGATGTCCTGCTCGTACATCTGCATGTCGCTCTCGCCGGTCGAGTTCTCCCCGCCGGGGCTCTCGCCGAAGAGGCGTGTGCGCGGGATGCGGAGCGCGCCGCAGAGCTGATTGCCGAACTCCTGCAAGACCGCGTCGAGGCCGCCGAACGTGAACTGGAAGCTCTCGAACTCGTCGTTGGCGTCGAGGAGCGTCAGGCCCTCGTTGACCTGAAAGCGCCGGACCATCTCCATCTGGGCCAGCAGCGCCTCCATCGGCGGCCCGCCCGACGCGATGATCTCCCGCAGCTTCTGCACTTTCATCGTTCTCAGGTGCGCCCGATAGACGAGCTGCGCGGTGCCCTGCGTCGTTGAGTCGAAGGCGACCAAGCGGTCGTAGAGCACCTCGATGATCGACGCACCCCAGCCGTTCTCGGCCCACTTCTGGAAGTACGGCAGCTCGTGCCCCTCCATCCTGATGCAGCGGCTGTGATGCACCTTCATCGGCGGGACGCCCGGCATGCCAGCCGGGATGTCGTAGTAGCGCGGCTTGCCCAGGTCCGGCCCCAGGTCGGTGACAAGGTCGTTCAGGTTCGGCCACGCCACCCATCGGTCTAATACCAAAAGACCCTTGAACTGGTCCTTCGTGATGGTGTCCACGCGCAGCGGCGTCGCCGTGTCCTGCCCGTCGATCAGCATGATCCCGATGGCCCCGCCGAAGAGGCGCGCCCACCTGATCGTGTCCTTGATCCCGTTCCAGACGCCGTAGATCGCGAGCTGCTGGTCGATCAGCTCGTTGTCCTCCGGCGCGACGCCCTTCAGCTCGACGCCCTTGCGGGTCATGTCCTCGG